AGACAAGGTGCTGTATGCGATACTTTCGCGACAGAGTGCTGTCCATCTAGCGCCTCCCCAAGCAGCAGCTCAGACTCAGACTCTAGCGTTGACAACAGCTCGAGCGACAGATCGAGCGACAGATCAAGCGAGAGCGACAACAGCTCGGGCGACAACAGTAGCGACAGTAGCGACAGCAGCGACAGCAGCGACAGCAGCAGCAGCAGCTCTAGCGTCGGGTGCGCGGCTGTCCCGGGTTATTTTAGAATGCCGCTCGGGCCCGGCGATGGTTTTGCTACTGGATTTTTGCCGCCGGATGACGGAACTGCCATGACTGTCACGCCCGCCGGTAATACGTGGACTACAACATATTTAATGGTCAGACCCGAAGCGGGCGAGTGCCCGCGGTGCCAGTACGAAATGAAATTATGGTTTACGTGTGAAAACGGTGTGTTTACTGGCGCATGCACTATTGGCGGCGCGCCCGGCATAGTAACCGGGCTTGGGTCGATTACCGTAGACGAAAACAATAATTTTGTAATTCCGGCCTTTAGGGCGGACTTAGACACAGAACAAGTTACGTCGCAGGACGTGGATATCACATGCGCGAACAATCAGCCGCCGTCTGGCGCCTGCTCCTGTCCGCTGGCATTCCCGTGTGATCCGCCTGCGCCGCTCGGGCCGCCACTCGTGATCCCGGTCAATCAAGGTAATGCACAACTGCAAGCAGTTATTATTAATCAACCAGCTGTTATCAAAATAGCGCAACCTAACGGCGCAAACCAAGAACCAGAGTGCGAAGGTTGCGACTATGTTGTCGTGCAGGCCCGCGTGGCCGAATTAGATACCGGCTTATACTTACAAGGAGATATAGCCGTTACCTGCGCGGCTGGAGAAGTTGAGCGCGTAGATAACGACACATATCGTGTGCGTGTATGCCCAAACGATATTGGTAACGTTCAAATAGATATAGCTGTAAGCTGGTACAATCAAACAGAATTGTTGTCGACAACGGTGCCGGTTGAATATTGTGCTGCCGCGTCGTCGTCATCTTCTAGCTCTGGCGCCCTAGCCGGTGACAGCAGCGACAGCAGCAGCGACAGCAGCAGCGACAGCAGTAGCGACAGCAGTAGCGACAGCAGCAGCGATAGCAGCAGCGATAGCAGCGGCAGCAACAACAGCGCAGACAGCGAATCAACTGGCTGCATATTTATAGAGTGCGGCGGTACTGATGTTTACGCTGATTGTGCCTCAATTCCCGGCGGTAACTACGTTATGGACTGCGACGCTTGTGAATGCGTAGAAATAACTGAAAGCACCAACAGCGCCAATAGCGCAGCCAACAGCAGTACGAGTCAGTAAAATGCCGCTACAAATGGTAAACGGCGCCCTACTAGTTAATAAAAAACGACTAGTGGATGCAGAAGAATGTTGTTGCAGCAGCAGCAGCAGCAGCAGCAGCAGCAGCAGCAGCAGCAGCAGCAGCAGTAGCAGCAGCGGAAACGCGCAAGAATGCCCTGGCGGCGGCTGCGATTACTTTTGGGGCGGTACTGCGATTAATGCGTGGATAGGTTTATCGGCATCTTGCCCAGAAGGTTGCGGCTGCGGAGACGGACCAACAGCGCCACCAGGCGAAGGAGAGTCAGGGTCTGTACGAATTCCGTGCGTAGAAATTGGCGCACAAGCTTTTAAATTGCCTTTACAAGAAAGAGTACCGCCGTGGAATCCGTTACCATAATATCGTGTAATCGCTTGCACTTAGCTGAAAGATGTGCGCAGCGCGGATACACAATAGACGAAGTATTACCGTGCGTAATTAGTAAAAATGGCGACATTTGGACTATAGACACAAATCATCCAGCCTACCCCAAAACTGCGCGGCCAAATGCCCCCAAAGCAAAAATTTTAACGAAAACTGCGGCAGAAAGCAGCTGCAAAGCCGGAACTGCGCTAAAAGAGATAATAAAAAAATGGCTAAAAATTACAGCAACAGCTACGTGCAGCTGTAACGCCCGCGCACAAACAATGGATGCCAACGGGTGTGATTGGTGCGAGCAAAATATTGATACAATAGTGGGGTGGCTGCGTGAAGAAGCGAAAAAAAGGCGCTTACCGTTTGTAGATATAGCCGGAAGAGTAATAGTAAAAAAAGCAATTGCCAACGCGCGCAAAGTAAAAATTAAATAATGGAGTTTAGATATGAGCAATTGCAATAGGCTGTGCATCCCGTTTTCGAGCTACAACTCGGACATTCACACGCTAGTCGGTGTGTATGCAACCGAAGAAGAGTGCTCGGCGGCATGCAATTGCGCCTCATCTACCGCGCCTTCGAGCAGCACAAATCCCCCGACCAGCAGCAGCAGCAGCAGCACAAATCCCCCAGCCAGCAGCAGCAGCAACAGCGGAGTTAGCGGTCAAAGCAGTAGCGCTACCGCGCAGCTGTGCCAGAGTGAGTTTACACCCACGTGGACTGATTCCGCGGACAACAGTACCACTAGATTTTTAAACGTAAATTTTAGAAATGACAAATTTGTAGCGCGTAGCACCGGTTACGCGGGGCAGCAGGGCGACGAAATTGCGCCGTATATTTACACCTCAAACGACGGCGTAAATTGGACAGATAGCTCGCTACCAAATTTGTCGGCAAACGATCGTTATTATTTAACAGATTTACAATCCACGCCAGGCAATTTTGTTATTTGCGGCGCCACTTTCTCTGACGTGTGGCAAAATAACACGCCATTGGTTCTGACGTCAAGCGACGGGATTTCCTGGGCGCAAGCCGCTAACCCAGGATTTGTCCCGATTCGCGTAGTTCATTTTGCCGGAACAACAATATTTAAAAAAAATCCGGCCAACCCGTGGAGCGCAACCCCGGGACCGCTGACATTGTCATATTTGGAGAGCGGAACTAACTGGGCTACTGTTACATACGAAGATCAAGATCTGCCGGGTGATGTAACTGATCATTACGCTGCGGACAGTTATACCGTCGTGGGCGATCGGCTGTACTTTTTTTACACCGCCGGGCTCAAAAATTACGTGGTATCAACGCCTAATTTAATTACGTGGGAGCGTAACGAAATAACAGTAAACTCAAGCATTAATACAAGAATATCATTCAATGGCAGCGAAAGTGATGCCGCAAATAACACTCCGGGGTACTCAAAACATGCCGCGTACGGTGCCGGAAAACTAGTTATATTAGGAACAGATACTGCAACAGCAAAAACTAATACTGTGTTTACATCAGCAGATTACGGCGCTACTTGGACGCAAGCAACAGTTAATTTTAATGGAGGAAATGTAAATACTTTAGTATTTTCTTGTGAAAGATTTTTTATGTTTTTCAACGATTCAAGCGGCGGCGGGTTAACGTCTACAGACGGGATAAACTGGCAAACAATGTCGTCGCCGGCCGGTGTCTGGAAAGATTGCGTTACCGGAAATTGCAAAATTGTAGCCGTAGGTTTTCGTGTTCTGGGTCTGGGCCAAGCGGCGGGTAGTCACATAATAAATAATTGCTGCTGCGACGCGACTTAAATTTAAAGTACTAATAGCCTACAAATAAAAAATAAACGCGACGCCAATAAAAATAATTAACAGCGTTTTACTAATTATTTCAGTAAAGCTTGTAGGCGCAAAGACACGAGGCAACGGCATGAGCGAGCAGAACGCACATATTGGCGTAACGGTCGCGCCGAGTAAGTGCGGCGCAGCAAGCGTATGGCGATTAGCGGAGCTGTACGCTGCGCGCCTCACAGATACGTGGCCGACGTTAAATGTAATATGTGGTTCCTCATCGTCCGCGGAGTCTAGTAGCAGCTTGCCTTCGCGCGAAAGCAGTAGTAGTTCTAGCAGGGCCGTCCCTAGCTCGAGCATTGGCTCTAGTGACAGTAGCGCCAGCAGTAGTAGCAGTGAAAGCCAGAGCAGCGACAGCAGCATTAGTAGTAGTAGCAGTGAAAGCCAGAGCAGCGACAGCAGCATTAGTAGTAGTAGTAGTGAAAGCCAGAGCAGCGACAGCAGCATTAGTAGTAGCAGCGAGAACCAGTACGTATGTGTAACAGAAAAATACGCGTGCGTAACGCTAAAAAGTTCAAGCAGCTCTAGTTCAAGCAGCTCTAGTTCTTCTGCGTGCTGCGCATACTTAACACTAAATTTTAGAACTTACACAGTTCCAGACTCGTTGACCGTCTACGATGCAAACGGCAATATAATAACAACAACGGGCTTGATTAGTACTGGTAGCGAATTTATACAAATTACTTTGAGTAATTTACCCTGTGGTTTTTACATATGCGTAGACGCGCCATATGTGAGTACGGTTTGGGATCTTATATCAACTGGATGCCTAGAGTTACACATTATAGGCGGCGGGCAAAATATAAATGGAGCACAGTATTGCTACCAGTCCTACGAACCATAATTTAATATACACAGAAAAATGGCGATATACTTCAAACATTTTCTGACTAATTTAAAGAGGCACGATATACCTTTTATCGTGATCGGCGGTAAGGCGTTGCAACTATTAAGCAAAAAACACAATTTAAATACTGCAATTTTATCGCCAAACGATGTGCAGGATTTAGATATTTTAGTGCCCAGTTCCGTCGAATCATTTTTTCAAAAAACATGTAACGCCACGATAACAACAAACAAATTTTTTAAACGATTCACGCCGGTATACCTAACCGAAAAAATAAAAATTGACATACTGGTCGAGCTGCGCTGCCGCAATATCGTAATAAATAATCAAACTATTGCTGGCGTAAATTACAAAAAAATTATAGAGTACTGCTATTTTGATGCGTTGTATGATGTACCCGTAACGGTATTGAATATTTACGCGTATTACGGTATGGTCAAAAGTTGCGGCGAAGCAAAATATAAAGACATACTTGATGAGATTGTACGAGTTGTTCCCGACGTGAAAGAAAAAATTGTAGCGTAGTGAATAAAATGAACGTAAGTCCAACTAATTCAAAACTGTTGTACGGAACTAAGCCGCACGCCATCAGCAACGGCGAAGACGAAATATTAATTAAAGTACGACTGCGCGACCATAAAAACAATCCTGTATCAAATCGTCTTGTGGAGCTTGTCGCCGATCGCGCGGGTGTAGAGATAGTTCAACCGCAAGCAACAGATGAAAACGGATTAGCTACCGGAACTGCGCGAGCAACAACGCCCGGACCAGTACACATTAGCGCGCGAGTATTTCCTCCGGCACAATCGTCCTCCTCAAACTAGTGAAATTAAAATGAGCTGCAATAACTTACCGCCTGATACAGCTATCGTCGAACTTGACGAGGCGCTGGGTTTAAATTTTTATACCCCGCCGCTGCCACCGGAGCCGCCTAATTCAGATACGGGTCGCCGGGTGCATTTGACTTGGACGGTTAGCCGCTACAACTACAACGGAACAGACGGTATTCGTGTGCGCATAGAGGCAGATTCCGCAGAAGATATGCCGCGTAAAATATTCGCGTATTTGATGTTGCCACTAAAGCCGGGAGAGGATATAAGAGCGGGCGCATTTGATCACGTGTGCTCGCCGACTGATCTGGAAGAGTATCCCGAAGACGAACCAATTCCAGACCACCGCCCCGAATTTTTTAGATTAGATTATGTCGACGTTGTTTTACGGTCGCGGACTGAGGTGCATGCGTTTGTGCGCGACGTTGCCGCAGATGTGTATCAATTAAAACGAACACTTGATCTAATGGACCATATGCTGCCCGGCGGCGAAATTTGGATTGGCGGGGAGCCGGCATCAAGCTCGAGTAGTCTTTCTTCTAATAGTGGGTGATTTATGACAGACATGGTTGTTATTGAAGACAGTACAATCGTAAGCATGGTTAATGACGCGCGGTTTAATCAGGCAATTCCTTGTTTGATTAATCAATCCGGCAGCGTCATTCCCGCGGCCACTGGCTGCGGATCGTGCGCTAGAAAGAGAGCAGAGGGCGCGCGACAGGCAATTCGGCGCGTGAAGGAGTGCTTGGCGGGAATGAGCTCTGAAAAAAAGACTGAATTAAAACAATTGCTGGGCGCGCAACAAGTAAAAGTAGTATTCGCAAATGCCACCGGACAGATTACAACTATCACGTTTTAAGCGCTAAATTTTTTGCAAAATCGTGGCATATTATGTGTAGTCCAATCTTTTTATCGGACTACGAGATAGTTTAGAAGCTCACGTCGTGATTTGTATCGGGACAACGCTTCACCAATTTATTTAACTGGTGAGCGCTGTGTCCGATACCCCGACCTTTTCCTAACTGTTGGCGCTTTTTCTTAGCTATTGAGGAATCAATGCCCAAACGCAGTAAGTTGGATAAAAAGTTACCGCCGCAGAAAGTGGTGAAGCCGGCGTTCGTATTGCCCGGCCCAAATTCAGATATTGAGGCGTACGGCTGGGACATGTCCAAGTTACGCTACCCCGACCCAAAAAGCGCTGAGAAAAAAGATCCAGATCCGGGACCGCCAATTTTCCTAGCTCCCGAAGCAGACTGGGAACACAAACAGCGCTACGGGCACGATATCAATTTTCTGTGCCCGCAGTACATCCAGCTCATGCTAGATAAATCAAAATCTGTCAGAGACGCCGCCCTGGCCGCCCATGACGAGCGATATACCAAAGATGCGGTCGCTGCAATCGAGCGAGCCGTATTGGCCGAGTTCACCAAAACAATACTGCCCGAAATTCAAAAGAACTTCGGGCAGATTGCGGGAATAGTTGCGCAATTCTATGCCGCGAGAATTGCACACATTAAAAAGTTCGGCCACGCCTAGATCGACGCGAGCACAACAAAATCACGACGATAACCGGCGACAGGCCGCTTGCCCATCATCAGCTCGTCGTCGGTTTTGCCGGCAGCATCGACCGGGTACGGACCGCTGGCGCTAGACACGCCAGGCCGATGCATGCCAGCTTCCGCGGCTTTCTGCAAAACCAAATTAGAGGTAGACGCCGCCATCAGTTCCTCGATATCATTGCCGCTGACCACAAAATCAGCCCGACCGTTCGCAGACCTAGTGAGATCATCAAGAATGGAAACCATAGAAAAAACCTCCGCAGAAGAAAAACAGCTGACCTGGGGTATGGTAACCCAGGCCGTTAAACTCAGCAAGCTGCAAATCAAAAATATCTTTCGAGTGCGTGGTGTCGAACCGCCGCCGGCCGAACAGGTAATTCAGCCAGACGAGTTAATACTAATTCTAGCGGCAGACATGCTAGAAAAACTGCTATTCCTGCAGCCCGAGCAGCGTACGTTAATTTTAGACTCTATTTCAGAATGCCTGGGCGGCGTCATAGCGGGCGATTTCACGCAGCTCGGATTTGTTGACGGGCAGTATTGCTTGTGGACGGGAAATACCGGCTTTCTCGATATAAATAGTGGCGACACTTTAAAGGAATTGCCCGCGTTTCCGCTCGAGTCAATATCGTATAATCTGAATGAGCTGTACCGTCGTGGTAGGCTAAAAATAGAACGCCGGAGCGGATTTCATGCCAAACGACAAACTCCTGAAGGAACTGTGGAAGAGCCCGAAGACTTTTGCGAGCGTCCTACTAACAGTGTTTCTTGACGCGTTCGGGACTGAGGCACTAGAGTGGGAGCCGGCTACCATTTCTATGGAGATCGAGGAGGAGTTTGGCGTAGATCTTCCCCAGGCCACATTAGACAAACTGATTGTGGCTATTAATATTTTGACGTCAGACAGGTTTTATCGCAGCCTGCCTGACTTCATAATATTTTGCAACGTACTCAGCGGCGACACATACCGCCCAGACATGTTTGATCCGGCCGATAGCGTAGAGATCGCTTGGGGAATCACTGAAGGTCTGCTGATCGCGCCGCCCGACGAAGGCGAAGAAGAGCCGTTCAGCGCCGAGATTCGCGCGTACATCGGCGCCGTGCTCGACGCCGAGGGTATAATCAACGCGCCAGATATTCTAAAAATTGCGTTGCGGCGGGCTAACGTGTCCAACGCCGCAGACGAGTTCAGCGACGACCCGGATATGTTTAATGCAATCTACGACGTCGAAGCCGGTAAATCTGAAAACATAAACGCAGAAATAAAAGAACGCGCAATTATGATGGCTGAACAGCTAAATGCGCTACAGCTCACAAATGGCAGCACGGCAGCTGTCGCACAAAAACTGCTGGCGTCAGTTGGTCGGTAGTTTTGTCGGAGGTACTTTTCAGGAGGATTGCATGGGATGCATCACGTCCCGCGGCGATATGTGGCCGCCTAAACCGTTCACGCGGTTTATTGTTCGTACGGAGATTAGAGAGCTGGCGGAGCGTTCGGGTACATTCGTCAGCTGGGCTGAGGCAGATTATGTCTGGGTTTATCCCGGACAAGGTACATCTTGCGGCGGCACCATCGGCCCCAAACACGACTGGACAGAAGAAGCTAGTCCAGGACAAGAAATAGCAATTCGCTGTTTAGAGGAGCGCTAGAATGCGGAGATTTCCGCCAGGAATTCGCAAAATGTCTCCGCAGATATTTTGCGACATTTGCGGAGAAGATTGTCGAAGAGAGGGCAATTACGATAGCGAGTATGCGCAGCTAACCGCTACCTGGGGTTATGACTCGCGTAAGGATGGCGACCAGTACAGCGTCGACCTGTGCGAAAATTGTTTTGACAAGACGATTGAATTTTTAAAGACAATTCGAAGTGTTAATCCGGTTGAAAAACTGGGCCTGGACGCCCTTGTAGCAAAAAGTTACTTACCTGAGTAAAGGAGTTAGTTGTGTTAGTTTTGTCGCGCCGGCTGGATGAGACGATCTGCATTGGCGAAAACATTCGCGTTAAGGTTGTCGATTTCAAACCGGGCGGAGTAGTGCGCCTCGGTATTGACGCGCCGGACAACGTTGTAATCATGCGGCAAGAATTGTTGCCGGATAACAAAATGGATTTGCAGCCGCGCCATTTAGAGCGCCGCGCTGAAAAGCAGATTATCGCTGCGCCTAAGTAATTTGTAGCGCGCTACAATCAATTAGCCTAAACTTCCGGCTGGGCGGCCATTTCATAAAGCCGCTCGGCCGGAAGAAGGGCCTCGTGCTCTGGCCCACGCACGACTGCCGAGGCGCCCTTCTCGCGCACTAAGCGGTCTAACGTGGTTGCCATGCCGCGGTCCAATGTCGGTACGATGGCGGCTAACTTGTCGCGATCAGTGTATACGCCGCCAGCTGATACGGCGTCGGCAAATTCGTCGCCCAGCCAAGCGCGGAGATCGTCAACCGCAATCTTCTCTAAATCATCAAGGGCGTAAACATTGCCAGTCACTGTTTCAACGTGGCCAGACATAAAGTCGTTAGCCACCTTTTCGTTTATCGCGAACAGCACCTCTTCGGCGCGGGGAAGGCCGCCGGCATCGTAAAGCCTAAAAAGCTTGGTCTCACGGTCATACTGGTCGACCACGCTAGCCAGCTTAATCCGGCATTCCAGCGTCTGCGTTTCGGTCGGATTGCGCTCAATCAGGCCGGCTAGCTTCTCGAGCTCGCCAGACAGCGCAGCGTTCGTTTTACGGCCTAATACGGCCCGCTGGCGTAGGAGCTCAGCCGCAACCTTAGTGGCGCATAAACCGCGCCCAGCGGCCTTATAGAGGCTGTCTGCTGCGTCATTTACGTCCGCGCTATACTCTTCGGCCTTGGCCAGAATTTTATTAGCGATCTTGTGGCGATCCAGGAATACAAACTCGTCGCGATATTTATTAAAATGAGCGGCAGCAAATTTAACTTCCGTGGCGTTGCGCAGGGGCCAGTGCCGCTCGGCGGTACCGTCGTCTGTCCGCCACACAATGGCGAAGTCGGAGTCGGGGAGCCGCGATAGTGCAGTATTAGCGTCTATGGCAACTTTACGCATTAATTCGTCAACAAGGCCGCCAATGCCAAAATACGTAGCAGACGCGCGAATCTTATCTTCGACCGCGGCGGCTGTTTTGCTTTCAAACGACGACTGCTTCTCGGCAAACCACAGCGCGGACATCCAAGTTGCGGGAGCAGAGTGGCACGGGTACAGTTTTTTATGTGGCTCGGCGTACAGATGCCGCGCCATGGTGCCGGAGTCGCCGTGGAGGCGCTCATGCGCGGCGTTTTTTACAAAATCAGGAGCCGGATACAGCGAAAGCAGGCGGTGAGTTTCTTGTCCGCTAACGTCTTGCGTATGGTCCAATACGTTCATGGGTTTTCAAAGCTCCATTTTTTTCCGTAAAGATTACGCGCACGCTTTGTCTGTCATAGACATCGCCGTCGAAATCCTTGATTTTCCGATTACCACACACTGTCCGGTCTGTTCTGAGCTATCTCTTAATATTTATGAAGATACACCCAGATCAGACCTTTGGCTTGCGTGCACAAACTGTCCCGCACATGGAAATATCATAACATTTGCCAGCGCGTACTGGAAGCTCAATACGCTAGAGACGGCAGACAAATTTAAAGAATTAGGCGTAAATACCCGAGAGTTAAGCCACGACAATAAGCAGGAATTAACCAAGCATGCAAAAATTATACATGCTTCGGATCACTTCTGGACCCAGGCGGCTAACCAGCTCTGGACACACAGTAACGACATATTAACGTTAAAATTTCGTGACTTTGGGTTGTCGCCAGAACTGCCCTGTTACGGACTTGCGGGAATCGCCACGACCAGCCAGATCGCGGAATTATGTAAAAATATATGGCCAGCCTACCCCAAAAGATTGCGCAACAATATTCCAGTACTAGTGCTGCCGTACTGCGAATTGCCGCGGCATTATTCGGGATTTTTGTTTTTACAGTATCTAGAGGAATTTGAGGTTCGTCGGGTATTTGTTCCGATGTACACCGGGCGGATGTCGACTCTGGATAAGGTGGACGCCGGATATTACTTGCTCGAGCCGGCGGTGCTCGCGAAAAACGAGGCGGTAAGCAATGCCGTCTTTGTTGTTGACGATCCGCTGTGGGCGTTAAAGGCGCAAACAATACAGCTGCGGCACGGCAATTCTTTTCTGCCGATTTGCGCGAGCTACAGCGGAAAAGAAGGCGATACGCTGGGTTATAACTGGAATGGGCTGTCGAGGCAGCGCAGATTCTTTTACGGCAACCGCATCACGCCCGCCATAATATCACAAGCAGCTAATGCGCCAGGATATGTATGTGCGTTAAAAAAAGATGGATTAGAAAAACCCACGCAGCCACTCAAAACAATCAAAACACTGAGTCAGCTATTTCGATCAGCCACCACCTGGCAAAAGATGCTGACACAAATTTTTGAGCGTAATAACGAAATTACAGCAAACAGCTTTTTTACAAAGTTAACAGTTCCGGCTGACAGACTGCGAAATTTTTTAACAAATAGTCGCGTGGTGTCGGCGGAGGTGGCGGATGACTTAATGGCGCGCACGTCGCCAACGTACATAACGTCTACGGAAGATACGCACTATTCAACCGCGGTAGTCGTGCGCGAAGACGGCTGGTATACGGCAAAAAACTCGCTCATAACTAATTGCGTGCCGGTCATAGAGAAAATTATTCACACAGATGACAATAAATATTATGTTGGCCACGTAAAAAAACAAGACAAAGTAGTTCCGTTTTATGAGGAGGCAAAAACAATCGAGGACATCGGTTTTCTTGCCTACGCTGAAAGAATTATGGCGGCGCACGGAGAACACGTCATATTTGTTAGTTACTGGAATCGCCGCAGTAACATTACCGCCATGTCTCTTCGCCCGCCGGAAATAATTCACACGAGAAGTAAACCCGGCTGGGACGAAATTACAAAAGAACTCTATACAGCAGATTATGCGATTAACACAGACGGCGTAATCCGCGCTATTCCATGCGCAGATATAAAAACAAAACACGCGTTTAAATTACCTGAGCCGGGGCTATTCCCGCCGCCTTCTGTTTATACGCTGCTTGGCCCGGCGCATGAAAACACGACGCCTTGGCTTATAGTTGCCGCTACGTTAGCTAACATACTTGCGCCGGCCGCTGATAAAGCGCTGCAAAGTGTTGCAATAACTAGCGATTTGTTTTTAGCCGCAAACCAAATATTTAAAAGCATACATCTTGAATGTACAGAAATTCGAACAACGTCGAGAGTAATTACTAAATGTTTTCTTGACGGTATTGGTCGGACTGAGTGGCCGCGCACAATTTTCAGTTACCACACAACAGACAAAGCAATAGAGTTAGCGCTGGTCAGACACAAAGACACAGCCGCTACGATAAAGATCGCCCCGGAAACAGTTACGGCGGCACTTAGCTACGGTTGGCAAGTAATCGCCGGAATTGCCCCAAACGCAAACACAGATTACTCCAGTCTGCCGTACATTGTGGCCGGTTACTTGCAGCACGCACTGAAAAACAAAATTAAATTACTGCAAAACAACAACAAAAATTTAACAATTGCCGTGTTGCGCGATCTACACAATTGGCTTGCTGAAACATACAACAGTTCGTTTAATTTGGCGCAGGCCGAAAATGGGCTGTTGCTGCCGGGCAATGAGATAATATACTTAATGCGCGAAGTTAATAACGCTATACTAGCAAATGAAATAGACCTACTACCCGCTCCGCGCAAAAAAAGACAAAACTGGAGTTATGTCGTCAGAGACAGCGAAACGTGGTGGCTTAATCAAAGAGCAATTGACAACTACCTAAAAAACATAGGCGCAGTAAAACCAAACTGGCTAGCGATATCTGATTGCTTTGCGCAAAACAATTTATTACACGGCGAACGTATTATTCATCAAATGACTGGCCTTTTAGTTAAAAAAGAATGGTGTGATAAATTTTGGACGAGTTACGGAGATGTTACCAATTCTAATATTGGGTAGGAGATGACTATGAAAATCGAATGGTTGCGCGAATGGCATCAAAAACTTTTTGCAGAAATAGACGCCCGGCGCGACGATTTCGATGATGACTTCATTGACGAAGAGTGGCAATTCGTAGAAGACGACGAAGAATACGACGACGATGACGACGAAGATGATTCAGATTTCTCCGAGCCAAAAGTCGATTGGTACATTGATGACGACGACGAAGACGAAGAATACGACGACGATGAAGACGAAGAGTTTGACTGGGTCGATGACGACGAAGAAGAAGAAATAGACGAAGAAGACCCAGAATACTTCGACGACTCGGACAGCGACTTCGATCTTGACGATTAAGTTTGCCGGCGTAGCTCAATGGTAGAGCTGTTGATTTGTAATCAGCAGGTTGGGGGTTCGATTCCCTCCGCCGGCTTTTCGAGGAGTCGTCGCGATGAACCAATTTGTAATCACGATAAAAAGCATTAATAAACTAGCGACCGCAGAAGTCACAGCGATTTATTCGCGCCTGTCGCATAAAAACTCAAAAAGCACTAGTTCAATTAAACCAGAGTTAGAGCGCCGCTATCTAACTTTGACGACGGGTCGGCATCCGGACATGTCCGTCGCCCTGATCCGATATAACGAGGAATTAGTGGGCTGGGTAGGAACGCGCCCGTGGCCAGAGAAATTTAAGGGCGATCGGATCGTTGCGCAAACAGTAGAGTGCTTTGTGGCGCCAGAGCACCGAAGACGCGGAATAGCGCGGCTAGGGCTGCAGGCGCTTGTAAGTGCCGGGTACATCGACAAGAATGCGCCGGTATCTGTCTACGCGCCTGAAGTGGTTAGCTTAGCCACGCAGTGCGGATGTCGAGTAGTTCTTTTTTGCGAGGCAGTAGAATGAAACGATATCACGAAGAACGCCAAATTATGGAGAATCGCGCAAAAAAGTACCGCAGTATAAATAGCGGCTGGCTTAGTTACTTTGTACCCAACACCGGCGAGCCAGCAAAACAAACAGAAGTTGGTCGCTATAGAAAATCCTTGCGGTGCGGCGGCTGTGGTCGCGCGCGCTGTCAAGTTTGCCATTCAGACAAATTTCCAAAACGAAAACTTACGCAAAAAGAAATTCAGAGCAAGAAAGACTTTGACGAGCAACAAAAGGAGCTCTAATGTTTGAGCCCAATGATAACGAGTGGGAAAATAACAACGACACGCCAAATTATTGGGATAACAACGAGCCGGTAGAACTTAGGCCCAGCACTTCTATTGCTGATCTGCGCGATAATGCAATTCGCCTTTTTGAAATGTACTTGGCATTTCGGCTAAAGACTAAGCCAAACTTAGCCGATATCGACGACCGCCGCAGATTTTTGTCTGAAGACGAGACTGAGAGCATCGTCAAAGAATTTAGCTCTGACGCTGGATTACCGGACGGCGTTTACGGAATTGGCGCAAAGAGCGTAGAAGAGTTGATGCAAAAAACGAAAGCAATCATGCATACGCTTATGCAGCGCATCATGTCTAACTTGATGCAAGAAGGCGTAAATCTCGGACTGCTCGATTGCGCGTTTGACGACGAAGAGGGCGCATTTGCATTCAGCCCGTCCAAAGAAGGCGAGAAAATTATTGAAAAGCTAAAGAATAGCGCCGACACCAAGAAGACAAAAAAAAGAAAAAAGAAAAAGAATGATTCCGAAGACTGACTGGAACCCGTCTCCATCAGATATTGCATGGCAGCGCGATATGCTGCGAATACTAAAAAATGGCGCGGTATGGGGCGTACCGGTTAGCCTTAGCTCATTTAAATTTGACAAGACTAACAAAACGTTTTGTCTTATTGTTGGAGACCCCGCGCACGAAACAAATAGACGAATTGCAAAAGTTTTACAAGCGCTTGGTTACGCAGAAACAGAAAAAACTGGAGAAGAAGATAATGACGACGACGTTTGAGGCTAGGTTAGTTACAGCGGTATATGAGACTTCGGAAAAGTATGCCGCTGCTGTGCGCTACGAAATGGAGCTCGAGGACGGGCGGGCAACAGTAAAGCTCGCGGCCATCGATCGTATTATGAAGGCCGGGGATAACGCTATGACCGGCAAGCCGCACAGCTTCTCAAGCGCTGAGGCGGCCGTAAATACAGACCGTGAGTATGCAGACTACCTGGGCAAGCAGCGCGAAGCCGTAGTCGAGCGAATTCTGGCTAAGGCGCGGTATGAGGCCGCGCTGCTTGAGGGTCGGCTGTACGGAGAGAAGGATTAATGCAGGCAGCAGATCCTTATTCTATCGAAGTGGGCGATCGGATTCGCCTACTCGATATGCCGAATGATCCAGACCCGGTGCCGGCGGGTACCGAGGGTGTGGTAAAGATGGTGACTGATATTGGATTTCGGCAAAAGAAAGAAATCCAACTGGTAGTTAAATGGGATAACGGCCGTAGTCTAAGCTGTATCTGTCCTCCAGACCTCGTGGAAATCGTGAGTAAAAGAAATGAAGCAGGAAGTAGCGCAGAAATGGATTAAAGCTCTTCGTTCTGGGAAATATAAACAAGGTAGAAAAGCATTAAAGTATCGCGACAAGGGGGTTACGCGGCATTGTTGCTTAGGCGTTCTTTGCGAGTTGTATCAGCAAGAAAAGAAAAGCAAACAGCAGCGTTGCCTTAAAACAGTTGAAGTAAATCCGGAAAAAGAGTGCTTATGGCTTGACGTATCCGGCACGGGCAAGTGTCGCGCATTTCGATTTGCAAATACGGCGACGGAGTTACCCAAGAGCGTGCAAAAATGGGCCGGGATGCACAGCGAAGACGGCGTATACGCCTTCTCGGCTAGCCGGCAATTTAATCTTGCCGCGCTAAACGATAAAGGAACAACGTTTAAAGAAATTGCAGATGTTATTGAAAAGAAATGCGATGAGCTTTAATACCCACCAAAAAATCTATTGCCCATGTCATCGTCAACCCAGTCAGTTGGGTTTTCGGTAACGGCGGTTCGATTACTGATCGCGCCTAGGCCGGCGAGCTCGGCAAAGTTCGGCCATGCTTGGTTGATGTGCCACAAGGCAGCACAGCCAATGTTTACCGCTTGCGCAAAATCGTCGCTAAGTAGCACGTTGCGCGTAATCGTGTAGATATCGCCGCCTAGGCGCGACTCAGTTTTATTTTCGACAAGGGCAAGGAAATCCGAGATTAAGCCGGGGCTATCTTGCGACTCCCAGTCATATTTAAAAAACCGAATTAGTTTTAGCTTGATGGCCTGGCACGTGTACAGCAAAGAACGCGTCTTGTCGAGTGAGTAGTGCTGGCGGTGATTAATAGGCGTAGATGGCTTAAACACCATTACGTCCTGACTGGCGGCCCTAACAAGCCGCACGGCCATGACGCGGTCCAAATTAAATCCCGCCTGCACCATAACCGTTTCGCGGACTGTGCCGGCGCCGGTATAGTCATGCGCCACGAAATCGATTTGGAATTTTTCTGCCCAGCGCATGCACTCCACGGCCTCAGCCAGGTGGTCTGCGCCGAGAATAATGCGCTTAGCCCACAATACGTCGATTGTGCCGTCGGGGCGGAATCCCAGTACAGTCAGAACAGTAAAAGAAATACCTTCTTCACCGCCTCCACCCCAGTCAATCGCCAAAACGCGATGCTTGTAGTCCCGTAAATTTTTTAGGCACTCTTTGTTTGGATCTTTTTCATTTGGCCAGGCTAGCGTGCAAGCATTTCGTAGTTCAGTTTCTGTAATGAGTTTCTGCCCGGCGTCAACAGATTCGCCTAGCACCTCATTGTAGAACTGCGCTTGCGTCATATTGCCGAAACCTTCCCGTTTGAGCAATAACGTATTCCATTTCTCTGGGTCAGCGAAGTGGAGCGGCAAAATAAGCTGCGGCACATGGTAGCCCGCAAATTGCCAGCGCCGCTCAGGATGGCGATGAACCCAGCGCCCGTGTCTTGGATTAATTGGCTTACGGCATTTTGCGCATACAGTGCCGGGATGTTTTTCACTAATGTGGATATTGAACGGCCCAATAATCGCGTCCAGGTCGTGATCGGACGACGGTATGTTCCATTTCCCGCACGAGTGACACGGGATAAACCATTCCGCCATGCTGCTCCGGCGGTATAGGCCCTCTAACGGGTTATCTATAGATTTTGGCGTCCCGGTGAAATGCGTAATAGCGTAACGAGAATACGACATCGTTTCTTGTACGATCGGAATATGGTCCGGATCCATATCCTGAATTTCGTCAAAGCAAACGCGATCTGCAGACACACCGCGGACACGATCTGCGTCCAGCAGCGCGAACGAGAACAACATAATCGATTTGTTCTTAAAACTACGCTGCAATACGTTATTTTCAGTATCAGTTCCCGACCACTGCGACTTAACAGGAGATTGATCAATAAACGAACGGACGTAATTGTTGCTAAAGCGACGGATCTGCTCGTACAGCGGCGTAACGTATAGCGTCTTGAAAAACGGGATGCTATTCGACATCACGACGCCATGCGCGGCCAGGCTTGTCGACTTAGACAACTGTCGGCCTGTTTTCCAGACTTGATTCTTCGGCATCAATAATCTGAAAAGTGGGCCGAACGGGTAATGATTTTTTAAAGTGTACGGCTTACCATTTAAATTTAAAACTAGCGGCAGAATGGGTTCCAGAGATGGAAAACATTGTTGCGCAGCTAGCTCTTGCAGCAGACCAGCCCGACTATTAAGTGCTTTAGCGTCTGTCGCATCAATTGACACCAATTCCCGAAGAAGTTTTTGAACGCCCTCGTTAGGCGTTTCAATTCCTCCTTCCGGCGGCAGGGCCGTTTCCTGCAACATAAAGGTGCCCTTTTGGGTAAATATGAAAATGGGCGTTATTCGCCCGGACAAAATGACGGTGAACTGCAGTGGCTAGAAGACGGTATTGGTTTATTGTTTACCGTAGCGTTTTCTAGCATTGTGTTGCTTATTACTGGTGTTGTCAGCATTGTAGCGGGTATTTTCTCGCTCATCACCGGAAACGATTACGACTAACAATCGTGCCGGGGCGAGTATACTGGGGAGTAGCTTGCCCCGGCCTTATTTTATTGAGGAAAAAATGCCAAACATAAGTAAAAGCGCTAAATTATATCAAGAACGGCGCCAGCCCGATATTCGAAAAACATGGCGGGGTCCTGGTCCGTATCTAAACTTAAAAGATAATCTGGCGCTCAATTTAAAACTACAGCCGCCACTTCCAATTCCGGAAACGCAAATAAATCCGGCCGCTCCTGATAACACAAAGACAGAAGTTTGGCCATTTGGAGATTTGTACGCACCATAATGAAAGCTCAACCGACAGAAACTTTTGTTGGCTTTGGCAGTTTAATTTTCGGCGCGGCGTTGTTGGCTACGCCTGTGCTTGGCGCTCAAGGTTTTATTGGCGCTATCGTGACCATGTATTTTTGCTTGGTATTCTTAAACGGAGCCTCTGGCGGAAAACGACGTGGCTAACGCACTAGATTTCATCGCGATTGTATTTGCTACCGGCGCTATTATTGATGTGTGGCATAACGGCAGTATATTTGCCACAGCGCGCGCTATCGTGCAGGCGAAACAAGATGTCGCCCGTGATGGCTCGTTTATGCTTTTGTGGACAGAACTTCTAACCTGCCCATTCTGCAAGAGTTATCATATCCCAATTTATCTGTACGTTGCGCTCTTGTCAGCAGACTGGCTCGGGGGTATCGTAGCCGTGGGCGTCAGGGTTGTAATCTACGGCCTCGCGGCGACCAGGGTTAGCAATATTGTTGACGGCCTTTTACCAAAAGAAATGAGATATGACAGAGAACGAATTATCTGACGAATCCAACAAGGCTCAGCCGGCCCCGGTTATTGAATCTAATGATCCGGCTTGCGATTTGCGGTTTTTCGGCGCTGCTAATAAATTTGCCGAAGAGATGATCAAAAAAATTCCGGAACTGCACGGCGTGGCGGTAATTCCGATGTGGACGCCGCAGCTTAAGGACGTGCCTAACGGATTACTGCGGTTACGCAACGAAACGCCGCCGTATATCGCGGCACTACTGCAAATGTCCGGAAATGTCGTGGCATTTAATATTGATGTGCAGCGCGACATGCTGCACCAAATGCGCGCGTTTGATCAGATGGCTAAAGATATTGCCACAGAAGTAAAAAATAAAGTCGACGAGTTAACGGCGCTGAACGAAAAAATTGCAAATAGCAAGGAGCAAAAAGCGCAATAATGCCGACGCTAACAGAAGATCAAATTCTTGTAGATAAACTGCGTAAAAGATACGAAGGTTTGTCCGAAAAAGACGCTAGAGCCGATCTTCACGCAAAGTACGCTGAAACTTGGAACGAACAAGAACTAGCCGCCGAGTTTGATGTGCTGGCGATAGACGGACCAACTGTCCAAGTAGTCCGAAAAGTCGATAGGCAAGCGGGAACTGTCGGATATATTGAGAAGCCGCGGGTGTACTTTGCCTTCGTGGGGTGTGATGATGAATGAATACAAAAAATTTGGTACCGGAGCAGTGCGCAGTAACGATCGCGAAACTGTCCGATACGACTTGATTTCGCCCATTGGATTGCGCGCCCTGGCCGAAACATACGCAGAGGGAGCCGAGAAGTTTGGCGCAAATAACTGGGAAAACGGCATGCCGGTTACGGACATCATAAACCACGTATTAGCGCACATCTACGATTTTTTAGGGGGGTGCCGGAAAGAGCCGCACCTCGCTCACGCCGCCTGGGGATTATTAGCGGCAATACACTCGCTTGAGCAGTGGCCGGAACTGAATACAGCCACGCTCCGCGGCCCAAACTGCACGTGCCCGCCCGCTGCGCAGAAACCCGCAGCCGCAGCCGCGGCGGCCGCAGCAGACGGGCAACTCGATACTCTACGGCAAAAATATGCCGCGCCGACGAATGGAAATTCGTAAACGGCTGTTCAGCTATTGAAACTTTTATTGCGGTGACCTATCTTTCAATGACCGCCACGAACCGGCGGCCACCCAAGGAGCTAGACATGTCCGTCTCGACAGGTACGTCTGCAGAGAATTTTTGGGACGACGGCCTTGAAGAAGAAGCAGAGTGCGAAAAGTTTCTGCAAGAGCAGAAAACAAAAGTTATTGAATACGAAGAAGAAGAGACCAGCGCAGAACTCGCTGGTGACGACGAAGACGAAGACGAAGAGTACGAAGAAGACGAAGAAGAAGAAGATGTCGATGATGATATTGAGGACGCTGCGGACGTAGAAGAAGAAGAAGACGACGACGTTGAGTTGCCGGAAACGGACCACGCCGCAGAAGAAGAGGATAGTGAAACGGAAAATGATCCGGTTGCTGACGCCGAAGATGCAGATGCAACCAAATCTGTGAAAGGAAAGAAGATGGCTAAGCCGAAGACACGGACTGGCGGTAAGACGAAGGCCGAAGCGATTCGCGAAGTAATTGACCGGCGCAAGCGAGCCGGCGAGTCGCTGCGTCCGCGAGATATTATTGAAGAGCTGACCGATAACGGGTTTGCTGTTAATGCGTCGCAGGTTAGCGTCACGTTGCGCAGCATGGGCGTGCCTCCGGCGCCGAAGGGTCGGATCAAAGGCACCAAGATTAAGCCCGCGACTCCTGGCGCTGAGCCCAAGAGTCGTATGGCGCTGAAGACGGGCGTTGGCGAAAAGCCAGCGCACAACGGCAAGCCGGCCGACGCGGCTAACATGGTAGACATGGCCGTTGAGTTTCTAAAGGCCGCAGGCGGTCACGACAAGGCCGTCGAACTGCTCGACTCGATTGCGCGCTTTGCTCGCTGATCGATAGTCGAGTTTCGTGGATTGCGCTACCCGGCGCGGGCTTGGTCGAAAGGCTGGCCCGCGCCGGGTTTTTGCGTTTGTAGCCGAAAAATCGCGGTGGCTTGACGCGGCGACAGAAATTCGGCATCACAGAAGAAACGGGCCAAGCTGACTGGTGGCCTAACCAATCAATGTCCGCGCGATGAGCGCGCCACAAATTTAATACAAATCATCGGTTTAAACTTTTTCTACAAACAGAAAGCTGTTATGTACCTTTACTTGTTGAAGCACTCGGCCGGCGATGGTTATACGGTTGTTGGTCTGGCGCCCTCTAGCCGCGGCCGGGCCCCAAAGAATCATCACGCGCATGAATTTACTACTAAGTCCGGCGTGGAATTTAGTGGTTATTTTGCCGGAGTATCGAAGGATACGATTGATGCGGCAAGCAGCTGCGCTGAAATGAAGCAAGCGGTTGTCGACGGGGCCGGCACGCCAATCGCTCCTGACCCGGAGCAAATGACGATTGCCTGGGCGGCTGGAATGCACAGTGTTTTTAAGGCCATTATTCCGACTGCGCCGCCGACAATGCAGCGCCAAATGGAGAGTGTGGTCGCGGCGCTAGACAAGATCTTCGACCCGAGTCGGTCTGGCGACACGGTTACCGAAGAAGAGCGTAATGAAATTGAAGAAATTATCGCGAATAATAAGAAGTTGTGCAACGTCGCGCTGGGCACGCTAGGCGCCAGCTGGACGAGCAAGAACGGGCTGACGTTCGATGCCGTCGAGCGGGTGGCTAAGAAGCGCGGAGCGACCAGTAAGGACGAAGGCAGCAGCCCAGCGCCCGCAAATGAGCCCAAGGCTAGCGCCTTCGGGTTTGAGCGGCTGAGCGGCGAAAAGCCTGAATTGAAGATTGTTGATCCGGCCGCGGAGCCGCAAACGACTGAGGCCAGCGGCGTGTTTATGCCAAAACCGGATTCGACTTATATCATCAATGAAAATACCGAAAATCTGTTTAAGATCTTAAATGTATCGCGACGGCACGGGCCACAAAATGTTAATTTGGTCGGGCCGCACGGTTGCGGCAAGACCGAATTGGCTATTCAATTTTCGGCCGCGGCAGAATCGCCGATGCTGATTATGGACTGCGCAAATTTGCGTGAGGCGCGTGACTGGTTCGGCTACAAGACGGCTCGTGAGGGCACAGTTTACTGGCACGAATCGCAATTTGTTCGTGCGGTCGAGGCTGGCGGTCACGTAATTCTGCTTGACGAGCTAAATCGCGCAAATCCTCATATTCTCAATACGCTAATGCCGCTGCTGGACGGCCGCCGGTTTACGTATCTCGAGGAGAAGGGCGATAAAATTTGTGTCGGGCCGGGTACGGTATTCTTCGCCACGATGAACGAGGGCGCCGGATACACAGGCACGACCACTATTGACCGAGCTCTCCGCGACCGCTTCCCCCGGCGCTTGGAGCTCACGTATCTCTCCGAAAAGGACGAGATCAAGCTGCTGGTCAATCGAATTGGAATTGAAAAGGATATTGCGACGCTGCTGGTGCAGATGGCCAACAAGATTCGCCAGGATTCCAGCGGATTGTCTGCGTCGCTAACTGAAAGTGTCTCTACTCGACAGCTGCTGGCTGCCGCGTACGACTTTGTGATCGGTGGCGTGGAGACGCTACAGTTTACGATCAGCAATCACTTCTCACCCGACGGCGACGACGATTCGGAGCGCGTCAAGGTGCAGAATATTATTCAGGGCAAGTTTGGTCATTTACTGGCCGCGAAGGCGGACAAGAAGAAGGGAGCATAACTTATGGGTTGGGCTTGGAGATCATCTGAGTCGTACGGCGACAAGGACGAGCCTGCTGAAAAGCCCGAAACTGATAGCCCCGGCGCTAAGGAGCCCGAGGCATCGGGGTCGGAAAAGAAAAAGAGTTGGTGGGATCAATTCCACGATAATTCGACAGAAGACGATTATTCTTCTGACTGGCGCGGATATCAGGGACCGGCATCAGACGCCGAACGCTATTCATACGGCGGCGCAATCGATGATTCTGATTCTCAGTGGTACCGTAAAAGCAGCTTTAAATACAGTAAGTACAAAGACTACTCTCCGAGCAGTCTGTTTCGCAGCGCATTCTATTCGCCGCGGCTGTCTTACGGCGGTCTTTCGTCGGGTGAGAATGAAGCTAAAAATAAAGCAATTCGGGCACTGCGTACGCTTAGTCGTAATGCCAACACGATTTGCGATAAAAACGCAAAAATTTCTTATGCCGTGCAATACAGCACCGGCGTTGACGCAAACACCTTTTCTGAAAATTTAATTGACGGAAAGGCTGTTAAGACAATTTATGTGTCTCCGGACAGCGTAGTTAACGCAGAAACTACGGAAGACGAAGACGCAGCGGTTGACGCGTTGACCGGTTTCGTTTTGCTCCGCGTTCAAATTGCGCAAGATTTTAATGCTCGCGTGATTAACGAGGTAAACGCGACTGCGCTGCGGTCATTGCCGACTAAATTGCTTAACGTAATTAAAGATGAAAATGCGACTGCCGGGCCACTGGCGGCAACCTATGTAGACGAGTGCCTTTCCGGCATGTTGTCGAAGGGCCTGCTGACGCGACTTGCCCGGCGGCATGTCGTGAAGGACTGGGGCGGCTTTGCGCCGTACTTTGTCCGACACGCTAAGAAATTTACGGGAGTACGAGAAAAGCTGGAAGCGACAGAACTGTCCGTCGAAGGCTTGGTCGGCAAACTCACCTACAATTTGGTCGACGACGAGAATCCGTTTGATCTTGGCGAAGAAGTCGAGCGTATTGTTGCGGAGCACCTCGGTGAAGAGGTTGCGCCGGAGAATATTCTCATGACGTGTTTTACGCTCGTACTCAAATTGCGCGATTATGTCCGGCGCAAGCTGGCAGAAACCGCGGAGAGCCGGACGGAGGCCGGACCAATTGAAAATGAACTGCGCGATATGCTGGAAGAGTTTATCGAGCAGCACGGCAAAAGCGCAGCGGCGAAAAAGGCCGAAAGCGACGCCGCAAAAAATATGTTAACTGCGTTAGCCGAGCTTATGGGCGAACAGTTTCTGCACCAACAGCAGCAACGCGAAAGTACCGCCCCAGTCGACGTCCATTCTAGTTATCCTCAAATTCAAAATGAGCTGGTCGCTCTGTCGCATATGGAGCAGCTGTTAAATGCGTTAAAGGATATGGATAAAACGCTTAAAAGTCACGCAGAGCTGCTGCATAACGCGAAAGACAATCCGAGTGATTTAGCGTTTCACGCGGCAAGGGCGTCATATGAGCAAACAAATATTGTAGCTAAGTTTACGCACTTTAATATTGCGCGTAATGAATTCAAGCGGCGTGGGGCTGAAAATAATTTTGACCCACAAAAATACTGCACGGCAGATACGGCTAAAGTTACAGAAAAAATTGCGGAAGAAACCGCCGCGCTTGAAAAGCTAATCGAAGAGTACCAGCAGACGCTGAAAGACTCGATGGGGGCGCTCAAAGAGCAAATTGCCGGCCTGGCAAAAACTCAGGCCGAAAAAATGGCGGCGGCAAAAAGCGCGGCAGAAGAATTTGTAAAAACAGCAACTGAAGCCGGACATGAAATTCAAAAAATGCATGAAGAGTCCGGCAAAATTTCGTCGCTTGGCCAGATTGTACGCGAAACAAACAATCTAGTAGCTCGCATTAAAAATAGATACGAAGACACCGCGGAGCATATCAATCGCGGCATCGAGTTGATCGAGAATTGTCGTACCATCAAAACATTGAAAACCCAGCATGACAAATTATTAAGCAATGCGGATCTTAGCTTTACAGCTGATTTGCGCTCGGATTGGCAGTACAATTGCTCGACTACGGCGATGTCGCATTTTGCGCAAACAGGCGTAGCAGCGCTGGATAATTTGAATTACGAAGCCCGCGAGAAGGGCAATCTAGACGACTTGCCAAAACAAGTGCGAGAAAGTCGGTGGCACGAGAGCGCTATCAGAAAATTCTTGTCGCAACTCAATAGTCCCGACGCCGGTTTTGAGGCGCAGGCGCTGGCACAAACTTATGCCGAAGCGTTTGAGCAACTTGAAAAGATCTGTGAAAATAATGGCGGAAAATCTGTGCCCAGAAATTTTGACGACATTGAAAATGAAGACCTGAAGAAAAAATTAGAAACACTGGCCAATAGTTTGGGCTTTAGTGATGAGCAGTCAATGCTCGATGTATTTAACGACGCTGAAGAGCTCCCAGAGTCTACGATGGCCGAAGCCGGCAAAGAAATTGGGCAAAAGATTTGCAAAATTTTACCGCTCTTTGACGAGCTAAACTCGACTGACAACGAGTTGTTTGGCGAAGTGGTCGGCGTGAAGACTAATGTGCTTGCTGACTCGACGAAGCAGGTAAATGATGAGGCCCGTAATGATCCGGAAGAGGATTACGTGGCGTACCTCAGTCATTCCGAAGCTAAGCCGGTTGTACACATTTCGCGGCCAAAAATTAATGTGTATGCAAAAAGAGAAGCGGACGCGTCGAAAAAGCGGATGCGCAATGTGATTACCCGAATCCACGAAGCTTTGCAGTTTCACAACACAAAGCGGACGGGCGATATCTACGGCGCAAGCTCCGGCGATCTCGATGAGGGCGGCCTACACAAATTGAGCTACGACTGCGAACATATTTGGACACAAAAGACGATCGCGCAGATTCCGGACGTGGCAGTCGGAATTCTCGTGGACCAGTCTGGCAGTATGAGCGGTGGCAAAAAGATATTTGAAGCGCGCGAAATGTGCATTGCGTTGGCTGAGGCAATCAAAAAGATTCCCGGCATTCATTTGCATATTTACGGCCACACTGCAAATACTAAAAATATGTCCGACCTGACATTGTTCGAGCACTATAGTTCTATGTCAGATACGGGAGTCGCAGCTGCAAATCTGGGAAGCCTGGGCGGCATCGATGCGATTTCGAATAATTACGATGGTTATGCGATCAAGGAAACGGCCAAGCTGCTTTCACGAGATCCGGCCAAGCGAAAATATCTATTTGTAATTGCTGACGGGCTTCCGCACGGCGAAGGCTATTGCGGGCCAGAAGCAGAAAAGCACGTAACCAGCGTTTGTAAGTTTGTACGAGAGCGCTTAAAAATCGCGACGTATGCGTTTGCAGTGGGTGTGACTGGATCACACCAAGCCAAGTTTGTGTCACAGTACGGTAGGGATAACGTAATGTTCCTCACCAATGTGACCGCTTGTCTTCCGCAAATTACTCGATTTTTGCGGAACACTATTCAAAAAGAAAAGACGCTCGTCGAGATTGGATCTTAATTGTGGCGGGGCGGGCCGGGTAAAACCAGCCCGCTCCGCACCAGTTTACAAGCACTCTAGTTCAAGGAGAACGCGATGGGTTGGTGGCGAATTTCAGGGCCAAGTGGGCATATTAATTGGTCTGCCGGGTACAACGGCGAAAATGCTACGTTGTTCAACTGCATCCCGGGGCGCGACGACCCAATGCAGATGTATAGCGGAGATGAACCCGCAGACATTCTAGATGCGGCAGTTAAGCAAATTGAGGCAGAGCTGCATGACGATGCGTATCGCGCTGCCGTACGAGCGGTATTTCTTAGGCAGCCGGGAGCGCACAAAGAGCATGAAGAAATTCCGGCCGCTACAAAAGAAATGCTAAAGAATGCAAAAAAACAAATTGAAGATGTTTATCAACGCGAATGGAATCGCGCACCTACGCCGGCAGAATTATCGGCAGTGTTTGAGTTTTGTACGAGTTTTCTCAAGTTTGACCGGTCTCAATAACTTCAAGGAGTTACCATGAAGAAGTTTGTTTTTGCTTCCATTTTCGCCCTGTCGGCTTTTACCTGCTCGGCGGCAGAGACGAGTGTTGTAAATCACGGCGAGAACGCGCCTGCTGCTGTCACAGCTGTAGCAGACGCTGCTCCGGCGCCTGTAGCGGTTGAGGGAACTTGCTGCGAGACTAAGCATCATCGTCGCCACGGGGTCGTGCGGCGGGCTGCGCGTCGAACGGTTGGTGCCTGCCGCGCTGTCGGCCGGGCGGTCGTGAGGCCGTTCGGGCGGGTGTTCGGTAGCCGCAGCTGCTGCCGGTGAACTAAATGGCGTATTTTAACATTAGAACGACAACAGCGGTCTATCGTGATTACGCCGTAGAGTGCCCCAACGAAGAGGAAGCAAAAAAGCTGGCCAACGAGCTAGCCTACGCCGAATCTCCGAAAAGTGTACTCGAGATGTGCAAAGGAAATGCGTACACAGTTCGGAACGACGTGGACGTCACCGCCTGCGTTTCTCCGATGCCTGAGAATACCTGGACTGGTATTAACCTAGCTGACACTGTAGCGCATCCTGAGTAAATGACGGAAACAAATGCCGCGGTATGGACCCGGCATTTTTACTTTTTAGAAAGGGCAACTCAGTGGGAATAGACATCTATCTGTCTTGGCCAAAAATGACCAAGAAACAAAAAGAAGCGCAGCGCGTAGGATTTAGCGTGTACGACGGCAACACTGGATATTTACGCGAGGCTTACCATGGCGCGCCGTACCCAAGCAAGATTTTAGTGCGTGAAGCATTTGAATCTAAAACTAACAAGGCAAAAATTCCCGCTAGCTTGATGCGCGAACGGCTTACTCACGTGACAGAACCAGCCCGCGGCGTCGGCATCAACGCCGCGGTTATGAATGAGGTTATTAAGAAGATCGCGGAAATGGTGGATAAAGAAAAGCCTGAAGGAGCGCTTGGCCGTTTTGGAGTTTTACACGTAGACCCCGGCACTTTTCCCCCAGAAAAACTAGATAACGACGCCATGACAGTTGAGGAAGCTGTCATAAAGCGTTGTCAAATAAATTATCCAGAAATGCAGCCAGAAGAAGTCGCGAGAATGTTGCAATCATACCGCGACTTCGTGGACCTGGCGGAACAGATGGAGAAAAAGACTGGAAAGCCCTGTACTGTTTACACGTCTTACTGAGGACAAGAGCATGCCAAGAGCAAAGAAGACAAAAGCCCAAGAAGAGTGGGAAATCATGATGGATAAGTTTGAAAAAGAAAAGCAAGAAAAGCGCCAAAAAGTTTTAAGTGAATTGAAGATTATTAGCGCAGAATTGTACGCTAAGGGTGTCACTAAATTTTCAGTCGAGTACAGCGGAGAAGGCGACTCGGGCGACTTTGACTGTGACTTTTACGAGAAAAATGACGCGTTTGGCCCCAAAAACAAAAAAGACATTCCAGAAAATGTCAAGCAAAAATTGTTAGACATTGTCTGGGAATTTGTGCCAAGCGGTTTTGAAAATAATGACGGCGGTTTCGGCGCAGTGCATATCGACTTTAAAAGCGACGCTATCGAACTGAGCCACAACGAGCGTGTTATTGAAGTACAAACCACCGAACAAAAGTTTGACTTTGACGGCAAAGAAATTTAGTAACCGAGCAGAAAGCAAAGGATGCTACCGTGAAGTTCAAGAAGGCAAAAAAGTTTGAGCAGGCTTTAGTGGCCGTGCTCGAGTTTGTCCGGGTTACGGCGCACACAAATCCAAAGGTAGTAGCCGAAGTGCTGCAAACAATGGGGCTAAAAGAAGAAAGTTTTGTACCACATGTAAATAGGCTTGTCAGGCTCGCGCTTAAAACGACCGACGCGGTAGGCGACAGAATTGACGACGTACTGCGCGAACTTCGGCGGGAGTCGGAGCGGAGAGATGAGTTAATTGAAACGGCAAAAGAATTGTATAACGCAGCACACCCGGAGAGTGAAGATGGCGACGATATTCCTGACTGCTGCTCAGACGACGAAAACTGAATAAAATGGCGCATCCATATCATCACGCCTTGTCCAGCGTCAAAAAATGGGGCGGCGACGTAGCCGACTACCTGCCGATTCACGACTGGTTCGACGAGAGCAAGTCGTACATGGCAGACTTTCGTCACCGCGCGCTCCGCCATCACGCTGAAGGTATTTTTATGGCGGAGCACTTTTTTGGGAAGACTATTACAAATTCCGCCGGGAGAGTAATTCCTGTGCGCTGGGTCGGTGAACAGCACGTGCAAGAAGATCTTGGGCGTATTCCAACCGTAGCTGATTGGATGACAAAAATACGCCCTGAAGATTGGATGATGGGTAGGGTTAAGAATCTAGAAAAAGAAATAGCGGCAGAAAAACCCGCCGAACTCCAGGAGGCAGTATGAGCTCTTTCAAAGTTTTCGATAAAGCTGCGCTACAGCTTGCTAATAAGATTGCAATTAAACGCGGATACAACAGGGCAATTGTTGAAGATTACATTGCCGGCAGACCGGACAACTCGCATTGGGTCGTGACGTTCCATATGCTGCACGAGCACGCCGCCGGCAAACCAGTTGATCCGCACGTACGCTGCATGATACAGCAGTTATTTGTAGAAAATCCGCCGACACTGTTCGTGGATACGGATATGAGTCTGTTTGAACTGCTGCCCGAAATTAGCACCGAGAATGAGGAAGGTAAACCAGCAGAAAAGGAATCCGCAGTTAATGGATGACACGCAAAACCAGACCGAGCAGGAAAATCAGCAAGAAAAAGAGCTAATTGAAAAAATTGATTACGTCAGAAACTGGATAGATTTAGCGCCCGACTTTCCGATCATGGTGCAAGCGTTTATGGTCAAAGTAATGCTTGACCGCGGAGGCGTCCTTCTGGAGCCCGACGAAGCACAGCGCGTCGAGGGTTGGGTCGAGAATTTTTACAAGGATCTAAGCACGTTAATGGGTGTGCTGGAAGGCCACATCACCGTGGATTTTCCAGCCGGCCAAATGACGCCACACGTGACGCTTACCGAGCAGGGTAACGAGTGGGTTAAGGCACAAATGCCTATGCCCCGCTCACAACCAGAAAGTGAATAAATGCTACTACTCACTGGCGCGGCAGGATTTATCGGATCAAACATCCTGCGCGGATTAAACGCGCGTGGGTATACCGACATTATTTGCGTCGACGATCTGACCGACGGCACTAAATGCGTAAATCTTAGCGGCACAAAATTCTACGACTACTACGACTGCGAAGAATTATTCTTTCAGCGTCTTTCCGTTAAATTGCAAGGCATTATTCACATGGGCGCCACGTCGAGCACGGGCGCCGCGGATGGCCGTGAAATTATTGCTAACAACTTTAGCTACACAAAAAAAATCTTCAGATTAGCGGAAAGCAATAACTGCCCAGTCGTGTACGCCAGCTCGGCCAGCGTGTACGGCAACGGCGCAAGAGGATTCCGCGAAGAGGAGGAGTGCGAGCAGCCTAACTCGCCCTACTCCTGCTCCAAGTGGATGATTGACCAGTACGTGCATCGGCACAGTATTCCCGCCGTGGGCTTACGGTACTTCAATGTGTACGGTCCTGGCGAAGAGCATAAGCGAGAAAATGCTAGTTTTGCGCACAAACTATTTAAAGCAGCGCTACAACAAAGTGCTGTTGAGATATTTGAGCATCCAACACAAACTATCAAGCGCGATTTTATTTATGTAAAAGACGCGGTTGATATTACGTTGTTTTGCTTATTTAGCAAATTTGTGCCCGGTGTTTACAACGTTGGTACGGGTATTCCGCAAAGCTTCGATGACATGCTTGACGCCGGCACAGCTGCGTTCTGGGCTAGTCGTGTTGGCGGAACAGTTCCTAGCGGAGTAAACCGACGCCCGCTGCCGGAAGAGTGGCTGAGCCGGTATCAAGTCTATACGTGCGCAGACATCACAAATTTAAGAAAATTAGGATGGACTAACCCCATGACTACGCTGCAAGACGGCATGAAGCAGCACTGGGAGGCAATGACAGATGGAACCAGGGCGACATAACGCTCAATTCCCTGTAGACGAAAGCGAATACTTATTTGCCCAAGCGGAACCAGAAATTGAATTTAATGAGCCGCTTGAGGCTAAAGTTATCTCAGACGAATTAGGCGCAACATTCAGCTGCCGAGACTGCGGAGAAATTCAAGAAATTGACTATTGCCTGGGCTGCGATTGCTTTGTGTGCGAGCGTTGCGCTATGAGTTATTTAGCGGACCGCGCCTAATGCAAACGTTTCTGCCTTATCCAGACTATGAAGAATCAGCAAAATGCCTCGACTATCGACGGCTCGGCAAACAACGCGTGGAGTGCAAGCAACTGCTGCTCGCGCTTGGCGTGACTGTTGGCGCGCACGTGCCTAAAAAGTCTGGCTGGAAAAATCACCCAGCCACAAAAATGTGGCGCGGGTACGAAATTGAGTTATGTCGATACGCCATTGTAATCTGCTGGGAATGGCGGAACAGAGGCTACAAAGACGAATTAGCGCGTCAATTTATATTTGCCGCAACCGTAAACGCAATGTCCACAGAATCGTGGATCGGTAAAAAACCGCCGTGGCTCGGAGACGATTTTCTACACAGCAGCCACCGCAGCAATTTATTACGCAAAGATCCAGATCATTACGGGCAATTTGGCTGGGAAGAACCCGACAACCTGCCTTACGTTTGGCCGGTATAGCAAAGGAATGATAGTGACAAGCATATGCGAGCGCGGCGGAACCCTGCTTGTTTCCGACGACGGAGACATTCAAGCATGGCTGCCGCTAGGCGGCGACTGTAATTGGAGAGAAATTTCGTGGCGGAGTAATAATTACCCAGCGTTACGCGTTAGCGATGTAACAGCCACTAAAGCTGAAATTGCGTCATTTATTAAAAGAAATTACGTTGGTTGGCTTATAAGAAAAGTCAACTTAGCTGGCATTACAACTGACGCAGATGGGCGTATTACAGATCATGCAGGAATTACACCGTGATTGATACTACTCAACTACGCGGGTTTACTGGCACAGAAAATTGGTACAGATGGTCGCCGCTGTTTCCTAGAGTGTTACTAACCGACGGCACAAAATATGTAGCCGAGACAGCTGGCGAGCAAGGCGCATATTGGCTAATGGACGCAATTGCGTCGTACCAGCCTGAATTGCAGAAGAAGCGAAAAATGCAAGACTTTCAGCTGTGGACGCTGGCTGTTAATGAAAAAGATAAGACTGCTGTTTTAATGTGCCAAGAAGACAGCCATAAAGCGCCAGTTATAACACAAGATATTGATCACACAGATTTTGATGTGCCGGAATTACGGCTGTACTGTATGCCGGCCGGCGATGGTAAATCTAAGGTCATTCTTCTCCCTAGTGAGTACTAACTATAACCATGTCTAAAGCTCATAAGAAATTAATTGCAGACACGATCGCCCGCTGGCGCGAAACTATTTTGTACACAGGTCGCGGAGATGTTGACGCCGCAAAAAAGTTGATACATTCCGTACACAAAAATGCAAACGTTTTTGTTGTTGATACGCCAGCGCAGTTTTACATCGCGCAAGCAATTTTACGGCGACGTATTTCAAAGAAATTTGCTGTTGAGACGGTGTGCCCAAGTTTTGGAATTGCGGCAGATTTTGTGAATGATTTACGCGCAATTGGCGGTCCAGTAAATATGATTAACGGGCAGTCTTGGAGCCGGCGCTCAACCAAAAATTTGTTTGATCGTGCGTGGGTGCTTTACTTGAATAATCTGTTTGCAGACAAGCTTCCCGACGCGAGTATTACACCAGCAACCACGCAACGGCTAATCAACGGGCGCTCGCGCTGGTGGGTGCAAAACGACAACGCAATCGATCGGCGTGTCGTAATGGCGCATCAGATGTGTGATCTACACGCGCTATATCACAGCTTCGGAAATAATGTTGCCACAAAAATTAAAGAAGAAGTAGACACAACCGGAAAAACGGACAAATTAGGTTTTAATGCAATTGCAGCGCATCTAGCGTTTCACACAAACAGTCGAATGGTTGAGAACTCGTGTCTCACGCTGGCGGGGGCTGTGTCTAACGCCGGCGTAGACATTGTTAACGGCAACTACGACTGCTCGGCGCACTCGTTTGACGCGACGCAAGCAGAAATGCTGTGTCGTATTACAAATTGCAAGAAGCCAGAAGTAAACATTTGCCATGAAATTTTCCATTACGTGCCAGCTATTATGCATTTTCGCAGCGGATTTTTGTTGCTAGCAGAGCGACCTAAGATTGCGCTAAATGGCGACGGCATACTGCATTCTGAAACCGGGCAAGCGATTATGTATCGCGACGGCACGGGGTTCTGGTATCTCGAGGGGCATATGCTACGTCAGGCCGGGCGGCAGATCGTGATGAGCCCGGAAACGCTGGACGGCAAAACTGTCGAGAATATCGAGAACGAGGAGGAACGCAGAATCGCTATCGATCGACTGGGCTGGGAAAAGTACCTTAGCGATATCGACGCCAAGGTGCTGGACTCCAGAGAGAATTGGATCGACAATACGATTGAGGTGTTGTTTGCAACTCCGCCACGCCAAGCTGGTCGGGAAGAGCAGCTGCGCACATTGCTATCATGTCGGTCAACTGGCCGGCGGTATTTTATGGCTGTACCTAGTGAGACAGAAAATTCATGGTTTCGGCGGCATAAGTCGATCCCAATTAAAACTTGTGAAGATGTTCAAAAGTGGATGGCAAACGGAGCAAAGTGCGATTATTTGCCTTATGCCAGCCATGATGTTCGAGTGATCGGTGCTTCTTAAAGGAGAAAAGCATGTCAGCTGTTCTTGACGCGATTCGCCAGGTAACTGAAGTTGCAGAGAAAATTAAGAATGATAGTCCGCAAGATTTTCCAATTGCGGCTAATGTTGGAGACGCAGTACGGCAAGGCGATATTTATATTCAATTGCTCGAGCCGTTAACTAAGGCGCCAGCTTTTTATACAAAGATTGCTGAGCCGGTGTTTCCATATCAGTTAGCGCCTGGAAATACCAAGGGGTCGAGGCATTGTTTGGAAGCCAGTGACGGCGTAGAAATTTACGTACCACAAACTGACGTGCTTTTAGATGAGAATCTTGACGGCAATGATCGGTTTGAACTTGGTCGTGGATTTCGAGAGGATGTACACAAGTATGCTGAAAATCTTTCTTCAGTAGCCGGCGTACCTGTACATGAAATCGCCGCCGGAATTATCGAGGCTATGGATCTTGCTGGTCCGATTTTCGTGTTGAAGAATCCGACTACAGTATCGCATCCAGAGCATGGTAATTGGAATTTGCCGGCCGGAACGTATCGGTGTGTGTTTCAGCGCACTGTGTCGCTTAGTAGCAACTCTATTCGTAGAGTTTTAGACTGATTGTGTCGAGTGTTGAGATTTGGATTAATGCCAATCTCAACAATATTTTTTACGCAACAAAGGGCTGGATTAACGCCGCCCTTTGTTGTTTTTGTTTTTGGAGGGCGCTTTTAAACGCCCTCCAAAACATTTAAATTTGTTCATGTTGCTCTTATTTCTATACTAGGGAAGTATTCCCTAATCGAACTAAGTTCTGTACAAAGTGGAAAGCTGGCGACGCAAAACGCCTGAAATTCTAGCCTTTTTTGGCGAATTGAGAAAATCTTAACCTCTGCGAGTTTTGTGGCCGCCCGCATTTTTCTGGGCAAAACACAGGCTTGCGTCGTTTCGTATTCGCGATACACTACACGCCCTGACTGTTGGAGGCTCTGTGGATTACCAAACTGACGAAGAGTTGTTTATTGACGGCTACCGGCTTGTTTTAACGTCTCTAGCCTGTCCCGAGCAATACGATGTGTTCAACGCAAATGAAGTCAAAGTTGGGTACCTGCGTTTGCGTAGCGGCTATTTCCGCGCCGACTGCCCAACCTGCGGTGGCGATACAGTATACGAAGCGCACACACGCGGCGACGGCATGTTCGACAACGACGAGCGCCTGCCGCAATTAAGCGCAGCTATCGCGGCAATTTCTGCTTATTGGAAAAAGGCTATGGAGGAAAAGAATGACGACGCCTGACGTAGTAAGCGTGCCGAAGCCAGGCTGTGTGCATCCCGTTGCCTATTCCGGCGACGTGCTCAATCAATTGCAGCATTGGCGGCACCGGCATATTGCGCACTCCGGCGAGCTTTACGACGCCGCGGCTGAAGAGATTATCCGCCTGAAAAAGTTGTTGTTAAAATATGCAGGTAAGCTTAGCCGGGCAGAAGCAGAGATTCGCGCACTTAAGGGCGAAAATTTAACTCCAATCGACCCAACACGAATCGACCCAACACGCGCCGACTCATGGACGACAAGTTAATTATAACGCAGATTTTAGACGATATGCGCCGGCACTCATCTGCTGAAAGTGTCATGCGCTCGCAGCTTTCGGCTAAAGTTGCAGAGCTAGAAAAAGAAGTGAATTCGTGGGAACATGAGTCGCTTAAAGATGACCAACGCATTCGTACAATGAAGTACACTATCGCATTGTTTGCTAGCGTGTTAAAACAAATCGCTAATCCGCCCAACGCCGCGGGAGAATACGCACTCACCCGTGCAGATTGCGAAAACTTAGCGCGCGCAGTATTAGAGCAGGAGGCCAGTCATGAAGAAAAGTAGATTGCACAAGTACATCGGTCGAAATGAAAAATGTCCGTGCGGCAGCAGCATTAAATTTAAAAGGTGCCACGGCCGCAATTCTTCGGACCGTCGTGTCGTGACGCGCAAAGAATATATCGACGCGGGCGAAATCCCGATTCGCTGGGTAATCGCGAACGAGAAAGCTACGGCGTTCTTTTCCGACATCAAAAACCGCATTCTTGTATTCGCCGATCGGCAGGTCGCGGTTGACGTTACCCGCCTTGATATTTTTGCGTCTGCCGGCGAGGGAGAAATTAACTTAGCTGGCGTGGGGCCGAAAAAGTGGCAACATTTGCAAGAGACGTTGCCTTTTATCGAAGTCGGGTCGCTTGAGATGGCCAAGGCGCTTTTACAGGAGCGCATTGAGCAAAAAACTGAGGAACTAGGCAGTGCAGAAGAAGAAAAAGACAGTAACCCCGAGCAGTAAAGCTGCCAGCAAATCTACTCGCGCTGAAAAACCAGCGTATCTAATTGTTGAAAAAATTGACGGCGAAGTACACGTCTATATGGAATCCGCCAATCATTACGAGAACGCTAAGCAGTGGCGCTACGACTCGATCGAGCTATCGCCAGAAGTGCTTGGGCACGAATGTAATTTAGCGGCATACGGCGACAATGTTCATTTTGTTTTCAAACTTGCTTAACGAAAGGCAGTTATGCTCAATAGTGGCGGCAATACGCCCACGATGCAGGAGATGCTTCGGTATTGGTACACAAAGTTATCTATTGAAGAGATTGCCAAGCGGCTCGAGATTAGCGTAAATAAGGTTCACAGACTTCGCCGCCGATACAGGCTGCCCACTCGATCCGCTATTGAAAAAACTGGCCGAGCAAACCACGAGCCGACGCCAGAAGAAATTGTGGAAAGTGCCGCGTTTATTCGGTCAAATTGGACGCCTGCGCAAGAGGCGTCTCGGCGTGTAAATCGCGGCGCAATCGAGCCGTGGACTCCGCCAAGTTATTCGTATAACAGTCGATCAGGTATTTTTTCTAGCACCTCTTTGTCTAACACCGGTAAAGATAAGGACAACGTATGACTAATTCAGGTGGCGGTTCGTCTGGGTGGGTGTTGGTTTTTATGGTGGTTGGTTTTGCTCTGTTGCTGCAGCTGGTTGTGGGTAACTCTGGCAATACATCAACGCCTGCGCATTCAAATTCAAACACGCCGGAGCATCGGTATGTTCGCGAGCGTTTTCGGCAAGAGGGCTTCAGCGGCAGTGACTCTGAAGCCGCCGCTCGTGCAGTTATCAAGTTCCATGAAGCGCAAAAGCAGCGTGCTCAATAAGCTGCGAGGGTTCTGCAAGCGAGTGCGGCGGAGTTGGGACTACGCCGTACTCGGTTGGTCAAATTATGATTTTGATTACGGCTACTTATTAGCGGTGCTGCGTTTTAAACTAGAGCGGATGCATAAGTTCCTCTCTGGTCCAGACGCAATCGCCACTCACGATAAGCCGGCCTTGCAAAGTCTACGATTGGCTGCTAGGCTCGCGAAGAAGCTCGAGACAGACGAATATATCTTCTTCGTCGATCGGCACAATGAAAAGTGGAAACACGTACCGACACATGAGCACATCGAGCCTACGCCCGATGAGCGAAAAGCCGGTATTGGCATGATTAGTCGTCCAATCCGAACGCCAGAGACGGCGGCAGCGCGCACGGAGTATATCCGCGCAGTTGAAGACGACCAAAAGATTAGAGCACGAGATTTAAGGTGGTTATTCTCCATAATTGAGGAATACCACACGAGATGGTGGGATTGAAGGACTGCAGGTGTGTTGCCAGCGGGCCAGATTTACCTCTTAAACAAAAGGAGCACTTATGTGCGCTAAACCCAGTTCGGCCGGTTTGCGGAAAAAGATTGCGGCAGCTACTCATACGCCTAAAAAGGTTGACGTGAAGCCGCTCAAAGTGATTTGGATGACCCCGGCGCAGTGGCATGCTGTTCCGGCAAATCCTTACCAGAAAGCTAATCGCGCTAAGCGCACAAACATCGAGCACCTTCGACATTTTGTTGAAGAGCACGCTACAGTCCGTATGGGAATTTATCCTGACGGAAAGCGCTGCAAGATCGACGCCCACACGCGCGACGATATTTGGACAAATCGTCCGTGGCTTGTAGATTTTATTCCGGCGCGGCTACGCGTTGAGTGCTATGAAGTTGCAGACGACGAGGAGGCAGCTGCTCGTTTTCGTCGCTGTGACAACAAGAAGACAGCGAAGAACGCTGCGGATGATGTGCACGGATCTTTCCGGCTGCAGGGCATCCCGACGGAGTCGCGGTTCTTTCAAAGTGCTTCAAATATCAAAAGTCCGCTGCAGTACGCTTACGAGATTGTGGTCGCTAGCACTAATCCGCCTGGCGTTCCACACTCGCTGAAAGCCGCCACAATCGACGACTATGTAATCATGTTCAAGGACGCTCTTGTCGCCCTTGACGCGATTAACGTGAATCGATCGCGGTTGAGTGCGCCGTTTATTACGGCGTTTTTGCTTGCCTACACCAAGCACGGTGAAGACGTTCTCCCGTTCTTTATTCGGGTAAACGAGGGTACTCACGGGCGCAGGGATGGCAAATTAATGTGTCCAATTGCAGCTATTGAGCAAAAGCGTGACAAATGGGATAGCGGCGGGCGTACTGAGCATTTTGACCTGGTCGTTCAGGTTCTCGGCGCCCTCGACACATTTATGCAGCCCGCGGGCTTCCGCGATCCAAGCTACCAGCCCAAGGTTGATATGCAAAAGATCATGGAAGTTGATTTGGATCACTACTTGCTTCGCGCCAAGGCCAAGCGAACTGGCCGCACGTTGAGCAAGCGCATGACGCGGTAACTTTGTTGTTTGATCGCAGGGGGCGGAGGCTTTCTCCGCCCCCTGCTTTATTTATAGGTGTACTTTGTTTGAAAACTTTGGTCCGCAAAAATGGTGGATCGCAAAACTTCCCAAATTTGCTACGCAGAACTTCTCTTACAAATACGTAATTCAACCTGCGGCTAATTACAAAAAACGTAAATTTGCATTTAATACATATCGTGTTGTTCTTGCACATTTAAAGCGCGCTTATCGTTATTGGTTCTACCGATGCCGTGAGCTTGTGTGCAATGACCTCTGGCTCCCGACAGCGCCCGATAACAACGCGACAGTTATTCGCCGGGCCGTAGCGCATTGCTTGTATTGCACTCCTAGCCACGTGGTGCTGCATAAAAACAAAAAACCGATACCTGTAAATCCGTGCAGCCAATATCAAATTTGTCCGTTTTGCGCCGCTCGTGTTGCGGAAGATCTATATCGAAGACTAATGCGGGCGTTGAAAACGCTAAAAACATCTGGCGCGACGGCGTGGGCCACATACCGTTGCGAGCGATATGAAGTTGCGGCGAAAGGATTTGCTGATACGGGCCTGAGCGCCGCAGAATTTCAGGCGCACGTCAAAAAGCTACGCGAAGTTCTCGCCGATGAGCGCGTCCGATATCAAAAAATTTCAAAAGAGGTTGGAACGCAAACACTGGGCGCGCTTTGGGCTGTAGTGCCGTATCCGGCTGACACGGGCTGGGTAGTTGAAATTAGGCAATTTTATCTGACTTATCCGCAGTCGCGCCGGCCGGCGAACCGTAAGCGTAATTCCTCTGAGTTAACCTCGCAGTCTATTAATATTCGAAATACAAAGCAGGTGATAAACTTACTTGGTAACTTTGTTACTTATCCCGCTAGTCTGCTTACTGCGCATGCGGAGTTGACTGCAGTTGTTTTACACGCCCGGCGAGGACTGAGACTTTTAAATGGAACCGGACAACTCTACCGAAAAGGCCGAGAAGCCAAAAAAGAAGAAACAATACGAACGGCAGCGCACGTCCCCTGAGTTTGAAGCGCTAGTGGGGCGGCTTCGTTACGTCGGCGAGTTTCTATTTAGCGGTAATTTGAGCGCGTACGCAGCAGCAGTCGGCATGACCGAGGAGTGGCTGACATACGTGTTGGATTCTGCCAATCGCGTTCGGCTCACGACTTTTATGCAGTTTGTCACGAGTGGACTGGTGTCTGCGGAGTGGTTATTTTGTGGCACAGGACCAATGTTAATGTCTAATGTTACAGTTGATTCAATTAGTGGTAATGCATCTTTGCAAAATATTAATAGTCGTTATGCGGTTTTAAATACGGCTGCCTTAGCTCCGCTTAAGCTGCCAGAGATCCCCGAACATAAACCTTCAACTGTGGAACACAACAATGACACGACACGACAAATTATTTCTGTTGCTCGTCAAGTATTTATTTCATCAAAAAACGCTAAACCAATAATTTTGTTCGTCAATGCGGCGCCTTTAATGGCCAACATCGCGCCAATAATTGAAGAGCTGCTACGCAAGAAGTATTTGACTGGAGTTGCTCTGTCGCTTTCTGCTGCTGAACTGGACTATCAACACTCAGGGCAGACAGATCCTGGCACATTTAATGATATCGTGATTCGCGGCGGCCAATCTGGTCTTGGCTTGGGTGAGGCGTTGGGCGCTTTTATCGCGAACCGCACTACGAACGACAAGAGTGTGTTAGCGGCTGCGTATTCTGTTGGCGTACCTGTGACGGTACACGGCAGCGTAGGTGAGTCTCCCATGCATTTCTGCGCAGCCAAAAACGGCGCAGAGCTTGGGGCGGCCTACGGCGCAACTAGTTATGTTGATTCGCTCGTGTTTGCTGAGCAGGTCCGCAACATGTCCGGCGACGCCATGAGCCTGTTTTTAAATTTGGGTTCCGTTGCGCCTGGCTTGCCGCTGCTTTCCTCTGCGATGGCTGCTGCGCAAGAAGGACTTGGTTTGACATTTAATCGATTAAAAATCTCTCGATTTACGACGAGAAAAGTGACTAGCAATTTGGACGCGTGTGTATGCGCCCCATATGACTATTCGTTAGCAAATCTTCTGAGCGCATGCGACGCAATCTTTGAGGGAGGATTCGATGTCTACGTCAATCAAAATACCGGAGAGCAGTTTGCCTCCTTCGGAATGCTTAAGCAGTGTGCTGAAAACGTTCGAGAACGCGCAGAAGAGCAACGTAAGCGCAAGAGATAAATTTTTATTGGCCGCCGCCGCGGTACATTTGGCGCAGCGCTTATTCTCAGGTACCGGCAGTACGAATACAGCATTTCGCGAAGCGGCCGCAGTTGAGATGGCGGCTACGCTGAGCAAACTGGCTGAGTTGCCGTGGAACAGGGTAAATTTTCCGGTAGCTAGTGTGCTGACGTCGCAGACCTACGCCGACATTTTTGCAGAGCACAGCGTAAAAGATTCTGACCGCCCGCAGGTCTTGCTCGAGAGCCTGTTTACATTTCTAAACGTGCTCGAGATGGACCCAGATTTAGGGTCAGAATCTGTTCTGCGACAAATTTTGCAAAGTGATGCTGTAACGAGAACTGTTGCGGCTACGCCCATTGAATTGAATTATCGCGCAAACGTATTAAAGATTTTTTCGCCGGCCAACGTAGCGGCAATTGATCTTGAGCCGTTACAGATTGTTGTGTACCGCGGCGAGCTTTTAGGCGGCGGATTCGGGCCTGAGCTCTGGGGCCTGGCGTACAACCACGCGGACGATATGACGTACGTCCTGCTCGAAACGGGCGAGTTCTTAAAATTGCCGTCGACTAATCTGTGTCTCGCAACGACGAAAGATTATGCGTCAAGCGAGGTACCGCCGTATTTGCTGGCGTGCGGTAAATTGTTCTTTCCGCACTTCCTGCCAAAGCTGCGAGTCAATCCGGCGACGATCGCAAAATTAGATAAAAACTTCGGTTCGTTTACGGAGCCTGTCTCACTAGTTTATGCAGACGTTTCTTCGCTAGAAAATTGTGAATCTGTACTTGACAGAGCTCGCTGGACGAGCGATCATGCGGACTCGAAGGGTGCGGTTAAAACGTTTGACGTAAATAGTTCTTGGCAGATTGTGGTAAACGCGCAGCAAGCCGCTATTAGGCCATACGTTAGCAGTGTTCTCGTGAATGCCGGAACTGGGTTGGTGATCATGCGCCTCGACACTCCGCGAGAGTTTTCAGCGTACGGTATTTATTTTTATCCGGCTGGTCCGGCGTCCGCCGCTTTAATTTCTTGCCCCAATCTGTAAAAATGACTGCCGCCACACGTCGCCCGAGAATAGTTGTTATTGGTGATTTACTCGCCGACGTGTGGTGGCAGGCCGGGCCATCTAGCCGCAACATAGAGCACGCGGCTATGGCGTTGGTTAGCGCGCCCGGCAGCAAAAAAATTACTGCTGGCGGCGTAGGCATTGTAGCAGCGGCTTTAGGGCGTGCCGGCTTTCAAGACGTTTCTTTGTTTTCTATTATCGGGCCGCAACCCGAAGCTAGTTTAGCGTTGCGAACATTAACGCGAATCGGCGTGAATACTGAACACGTAATTCGCGATGCTGATTTCGTGACGCCAATTAAAACAAGATATATCAATGCAAATGGGCATATCCTGCTTCGGCACGATATTGAAACAACGCCGGCGGGTCATTCTGACTTTAGTAGCGCTCTAGCCTATTTAATAAAAGATGCTGATTTTGTAGTAGTGTCAGACTATGCAAAAGGTTGTATAACACCGCACGACCGGTTGCGTATTGTGCAGCTGTGCCAGCGCTATTCAAAACTGTTACTTGTTGACACAAAACCCAGCGTTATTGACGCGTATCGCTGCGCAAACATATTTAAATTAAATAGAGCAGAAACAGAGGCAGTAGCCGGCGCACCAACAGGCTCGTTGCTAGATACAGCGTATTTGGCTGCGTGTAAATTAAATTGTGATGCGCTAATCGCAACAGACGGCGACAACGGCGTGGTTTGGGCGTCGGCAATGCATAAAAGAAGTACGGCGGCGCCAAAAAAGCATGTCGCCGGAAATTGCGTGGGCGCTGGTGATATATTTTTCGCCGGACTGATTCTTGGATTGGCGCAGCGCGACGCGCTTGGCGGGCCTGTATCTGCTGATGATTTAGATAAGGCAGTATTTTATGGGCTTGTTGCGGCCGGCCAGCGAGTGCGAACAAATGGGTTTAAACCGTTCTCGCCCGCGGCGATTCAACAAGAAGTTTTTCGACATCAGACGCGATTTAATCCAGCTCGCAAGATTTGCTCGTACCGCGAATTTTGCCGACTTGCAGCGCAGCTCCGTGAATCAGGCAGACGGATCGTGTTTACGAATGGCTGTTTTGATTTAATGCACGAGGGCCATGTCAGCACTTTGATGTGGTCGCGCAAGCAGGGTGACGCATTATTTGTTGCGGTGGATTCAGATCAAAATGTGCGGCGGCTAAAAGGCGCCACACGCCCTGTGCACGACGAAACGACTCGCGCTACAAATGTCGCGGCGCTTGAGTGCGTGGATGCTGTATGCGTCTTTGACGAAACAGCCGCGGATGAAAACATGTCTTTACGCGACCTAATCCGCGCGGTACAGCCAGCTTTTTTGACTAAGGGGCCAGACTACGCAGATAAAAAAATTGTTGGACAGGAGTTTGCCGATCAGGTTTTACTTTGCCCGCTTGTTCCGGGTAAAAGCACAACGGCATTTGTTAATAAAATGACTGGATCCTTTAACTCGTGAGTTTTTGTGTCTGCACCTAGCATATGTGGTTTACTTTTTTTGACTGTTTTTTGGCCTGTTGTTTTACTTTTTTGGTGGCCTAAAGCAGGGTAGATAATTTGCATCTGGAGGCAGTTTATGGCTGAGGAGACTGAAGTTGCGGCTATTAAAACGGCTAAAACAAAAAGCGGCCGCGCAATATCAATACAAGCATGGTTTACCGATAAACTCGGCACTACTGTCGGTGACCGCATGTTTAAAGAATTTGTTCAATTTACGGCAGACGCAGCGGGTAGCGGGCCCGGCAGTCCTGGCGTATTATTAGACGTTCGTGGTGGTCGTGTTGTCTCTGTACACTCAGCAGCCTTGGAGTAAAAAATGCCGCTATCTGCAGACAAATTAGCTCGCTGTAACGAAGCCCTCACCGCGCTGCATCAGCTTCGCGGCGATTACGGCGATGTGCTTATTGTTCTTGACTACGTATCTCTTGCGGACGTCAACAACTACCAATCAGATACGGACGACAAACGCGCCGGAGACGTACTTACCGAGGAGGAAATGTCTGGCGTGTTATGGCATGTCGGCAAACAGGTAGGCGGCACAAGCCCAGATCTTATTGCGGCTCATGTGGAGTACGCGCTAGACGAGCACACTCGACGAAATACGCCGCAGTGATTTGACGCCAAAGACAAATAACTTTTGGGCCTCTAGCTCAATTGGTTAGAGCATCGGACTTTTAATCCGTTGGTTCTGGGTTCGAGTCCCAGGGGGCCCATCACCCCGGGCATGCTGATGTCCAGAGCGCCATGGCTCAAGCCGCTGCCTTCATTGCCGGCGGCTCAGCACCCTAGTCATGAGTGGGTTTGTAACCATGAAGCCGGCGGTGTTTAAGCTAAGACGGGATTCCTCACGGACGCGCGCCGGAAGTCGTAAACGCAAGGAAGAAAGCGCAGGTTGCCCGATGGTGTAACGGTAGCACAAGAGATTTTGGTTCTCTTTGTCTAGGTTCAAATCCTAGTCGGGCATTGGTTAGCAATTTTAACAGGAGACACAAATGTCTGATCGTTTTGCGCTAGAAACTGAAATTTTGAATTTCTCTAACGTCGCCGATGACATAGACAACATCTGCGAAGCGGTACTAGAGCGCGATATGCACACCGACGACATTGCAAATGCCTTGATTGGTTTGTCTACGTTGCTCCGGCTGCGCGTAGAAAAGACATTCGACACGTTCAAGGCCGCATTTAAATTAGACGAGTACAGTTCACTACACTCTGCTACAGGTGCCGCCAGTGCATGCTCCGAAGAAGACGAGTAAGAAACAGCGCGTTATTATTGGCTTATTGACGATCCAAGATCACCTAAATGATTTGCTGTTAGAGCTGTGCCCGCCCTGCCCAGATTGCTGCCCCCCGCGCGGCCCGTGTGAGCCAGGAGAAGTTCACGATTATGGCCGCGGGGAGATATACATGTGCGATACGTGTAACGGGCGCGGATACATGCTCCCATCTGACGAAGATTAGCCACCGGAGGCGACCATGGGTAAAATAATATTTGGAGGTCAAACCATGGCGCCGGCATTCGACACATCGAGAATGTCACCGGATGAATTCAAATTTATCCGGCTGTATTGCGCTACAGCTCGTAATGATTATTACGCTGTGATGACAGCTGTCGCGCTCGCAGACCCGGCAGAACTGGGATTGACGTGTCCCTTTTCCGCCGCAAAAATGGCTTTTGGTTTTCAGGGTATGTACCGCGAGTACGCGCACAAATTCGCCGAGATCGGCGCAAAACACATTTCAGAAAAGACCGCAGAAGAGTGCCTGCCGCCCCTGCTGCCGTCCTTAGACGATGTCGGAAAAATATTTACGATGTCGTTTTTCAAGATAGTGGATTCGGCCACGCAAAAAGCAATAGTTACGCCATCAAACAAAGTACCGCACGACGGGTGGAGCAGTGGGCGACCGGCAGACTGGCAGCATTCGTTAAAGTCGCTGCACGAGATTCAAAAACAAAAGAATCCGGCTGCAGATTTAAATCTTTTATTCAGCAAACTGTTTTCAATATTTATGGGGTATACATTTTACAATCAGCCGGGGCTACCCGCTCCCGATGATTACAACGACGATTACGACCCCTACGACGATTATTATGGCGAGGATGACGACGATAGTGATTACTACTTCAAATAGGGAGTAATTTTGTCTACGCCTTTTTTTGTGTTTTGCGCAGATCTGCATTTAGCAGACGGCGCGTGGACGAGCCGCCCGGCAATTTACGGCGATTCCTATTACAGTTTTGCCCAGATTGTTGACCATTGTCTGGAGCACAAGCTCCCGATGGTTATTGGCGGCGACGTCTTAGATGTAAAAAAGAATTTAGCTCGGCCAGTGCAGCAGCTGTATCTGCAGATGTCGCGTATGGCGGAAGCTAAGCTGCCCGTTTACTACATTCAGGGGCAGCACGAACTTGACCGCAACGTAACGTGGTTGAGCGTACATCCCTGGCCCGTCAACGTGCATAAGACGACGTTTACAATTGCGGGCTTAAAGATATACGGGATTGATTGGCTTCCGCGCGGAGAGATCCAGGAAGCCTTTGAGCAAGTTCCGCCAGACACGGACATTCTAGTATGTCATCAGGTCTGGAAAGACTTTATGAAAAACGTAGGACGACCCGAGTGTCATCTAGGCGATGTGCATCACGTTAAATTTGTGCTGAGTGGGGACTTCCACGTTACCACAATTGAGACGGCGCCAAATGCGCAAGGAGATCCGGCGCAACTTATCTCAACCGGCTCTACCTGCATGCAAGACATCAGCGAAAGTTCGGACAAATTCTTTTATGTTGTCGGCAGTGGTGGTTCTTGTTTGGAAGTTTTTTCGCAACAGCTAAAAACTCGCCGCATGAAGTCATATACGGTAACCAGCGCAGAAATGCTCGATGATTTGTGCGCAGGCGGTTTTCTTAAAGACATTCAAGACATGATCGGAGATTTGCCCGCAGAAATAAATAAACCGCTTGTGCGCGTTAAGTTCGATAAAACTATCCCGGACGCCTATATTCGGATTACCACAGCCGTCGGCGACCATGCACATTTATTTTGTGACGCGCTTGTTAACAAAAATCGCGGCGAGCAGGAAACCAATCGCGCAGTCACTAAGAATGATTTGCTGACAACCGTAGCGGAGTTGCTGAATAACGACCCCGCTGCGTTTAATCTGGCCAGCATTCTTCTAGCCGCCGATAGCCCGGCCGGCGAACTAGAAGATCAGTTTGTACAATTCCAAAACCCAGAGGAATCTAAAGATGCAGTTATTGCGTCTGGAAGTTAAGAACTGGTGTCAACATAAATACCGTGTCTGCACATTTACACGCGGGCTGGTTGCAATCGTAGGAAAGATTGGCTCGGGTAAATCTAATTTATTAGGCGCAATTTGTTGGCTGCTTACCGGCGAAAATCCAAACGCCGGCGTAAAAGCTGATAATGTGGCGCAGTTGGCGTCTCCCGACGAGCCGGCATTTGCCACGCTTGAGTTTGAACACTCCGGGCACGTGGTTGTTGTTACGCGGCACTTGCTTCCCGAAAAAGAACAAGCCACGCTTCTCGTCGACGGTAATGAGGCTGCTCGCGGAGATAAGGCGGTTACAGCTTACATTGAAAAGCTGCTCGGTATCGACAGCAAATTTATTTCTCGGTTTGTAATCGTTGCGCAGAACGAGATCTTTGCATTTATCGAGGATGGCGCGGCTGAGGTTGATAGGTTTTTCCAGAAATTGTTTGGCACAGCGGTCGCCGAGAAATGCCAAGACGTTATCGGCAAACACTTAAACAAATTGACAATCCCAGAGGTAATAGAAACTTCAAATCAGCTAATTACGCGGCTTGACGAATTAAATGTCCAATTGAATGCGCTGGACATTGAAATCGCGAAACTACCCTCGCTCGAGTCTTTTTTAGCTATTCAACAAACGCAGCAAAAAGTTATTCAAGACTGGGAGCGGCGAACGCGCTTGGTGGCGGAATTAGCTACCGCAGAAAAAAGCACTGAGATTCATGAACAGCAGCTTCAAGACGCTACGCGGGAACTTGCGCAGTACGACAGTGATCTTGAGGCACTGCGCAAAGCCCTCGGCGGCGATCAGGCGGCACATTCAACCGCTAAGATTGCACTAGGGCATTGGGCAAACTATAAGCATTTGTCTACCGCAAAAGAAAAGACGCAAAATCGTATAAATGAAATTGTAACGCTGCGCGCGGCAACACAAGCTCCGGCAGCACCCGCGGCAGACGTTATTGATGTTGCTGTCAAACAAGAGATGGCGACAATTGCAGAGCTGACGCGTTTAGAAAAATTTGTAAGCACATTTGCGACAGACGGCGTAGCCGAGTGTCCGACTTGCCACACTTCCGCAAAAGATTTGAAAAAAGCTGTCGAGCAAGCTCAGCGCAGTATTGTTGAATTAAATGCGTTGCGTAAAAAGCAAAATGCGGAGGTTCAAGCGGCGTATACCGCAAAGCAGGCATATGATGTATGGGCGCAGCAGGATTTAAACCTAGCGGCAGAAGAGAAACAGCTCCGCGAATCCATGGCGCTGTTCTCCAATGTGCAAATGCCCGAGCTGAGCGAAGAAGAGTCCGCAAAAATTGTTATGGACTTTGAAAATTTTCAAAAGGCTGAGCTGGGAATTCTTCCGCTGGCGCAAGCCGCAAAAGAAAAACGCGCGGCGTTGTCTGGCGGTCTGTCGGCGGCTAAACAGCAATATGAAAATCTTCAGGCGCAGATTGCTGACATAAAAGTAACGCAGGCAGAGGCGCATATGGCTACCACTGTACTGCAAAATTTAAGCCAGCAGTGTGTCAAGCGCCAAGAGTTAGAGCGGCAACACGCAGAGTTGAAATTTTCTTGCGATAACATTAATCAACAATATTTAACTGCAAAAGAAAATGAGCAAAAAGCTGAGCGGATGCGTGACTGGTCTGCGGTAGCCACTTCGGCAAAAGACGCGCTCAAGGCTGCGCCGAGGATTGTTGCGGCTAGAAATTTAAAAAGACTAGAGGCTGCAATAAATGAATTATTACAAGTATTTGGTGTTGACTTTTTTGTACGCGCCGCCAATGACGAATCGCCAACATTTATTGCTGAATTTTTCGATGGACGTAAACAGCCGGCAAAAAGATTATCGTACGGGCAAAAAACCGTATTAGCGTTAGCTTTTCGCGTAGCTGTTAATGCGTTGTTTGCCGAAGAAATTGGTTTACTGGCGCTGGATGAACCCACAGCTTATTTAGATCAACAGAGAATTAAGGCGCTAGCCCCGGTTCTTGAAAAATTGCGCGAGCTTTCTACCGCGCGTGGGTTACAATGTCTATTGGTAACTCACGAAACTAGCCTGGCTCATTTGTTTGAGTCGGCGGTTGAGCTCGATGTGCAATAATTCATGATATACTCAAATGATGAAAGCGCAATTAAGCTACACGTAGACGACGCCGGTTTTGTGTGGCACGTTTCCGGGATCGATAAGCCACAAAATTCCGGCAAGTTGGTAGATACATTTTTGTATTCTTCGCCCGTGCTGCGCGTTAGTTCGAACGTGCGGGTGTTGGGTTTGTCGCAGAATGCAGAATTAATTACTAATATGTATCTGCGAAAGCGTCAGCGCGAATTAGGCAGCATATTAGTCGCTGGGCCAAACATCTGTGAGTCTGGGTTGGAGCTCCGCGATCCGTACATTGTTTTGATGCGGATGCGCGAGTCTTTTTTAACGTCAGCTTGCGGCGGTTGGCACACGATGACTGACGCAGACTACGCTACTTATGCGTTAGTGGCTAAAGCCCGGCAAACAGCGCATTGGTTTGATACGCCGGCGCGAGCTTTTTATACGGCTCACCCGGCATTTCCGGCGCTGCAGTTTATTCCTAACATTTCAAATCAGGACGCGGCTACTCTTTTAGCTACGATTGTGGATCCCAGATGGTATGTAGATCGGCGTATTCCTGATCGTGCGTCTAAGCTTGAGTTGTATCTTGGTTTAACGCCAAAAATTCAGCGCCGCATATCCAATGATAAAAAATTAATTTGCCGGGGGAGAGACTTACGTTGCGCTATTGTTTTAAATTGCTGGAAAACTCAACACCCAGGCGCCGTCGACTATAATCTGCCGCAAAACTTTATCTGGCGAGTTTGGAAAGCGGCCGGCGGTGGCGCGAAGGGTGACCTGCGGGCTTCTCAGGCTTTTGTTCGTTATTTGCGCCTTAACTGGTTAGACGCATTAATTTTAAGAGCAGGCCCCCGAGATCGTATTTTCTCTAGCAACAATTTTTTCAAAACATCTGAAGAACGAGACGCTTATTCTACTCATATGTCGGCAATGTAATTTCTATGCAAGAAGTTATTATCAAATTGCGGTTTAATCGGGAATGCTTAGGCGCCTCAAAGCGTAAACGACACTCGCAGGTCGTGTTTTCTTTTGATCATGATCCCGCCGGGCGCATCATGTTTATGCCGTCTGCGTGGAGTAGCGTTATGCGCTATGCGGCTAAATTATCAAATCGGCATCATGACGCAGTGCAGAAAATCGACTGGTGCCCGCTTGTAGAGGGTCAGCCTAGACCTGACTGGCGGCGTACGATAGTATCCAAGGCCGGCGAGGCTACCAGGACGCACTACGCCGTGCACGAGGCTTTCCCGCCCGGCTCAACTATATTAATTTCTGCAGTTGTCCCAGATGAAATTTCGCTGAAAGAATTTGAAGATTTATTGACAATCGTCGGAAAATACAAAGGCTTTTCACCATTTAACAACGCAACAGAGCATTATGGGACATTTGAAGTCTTATCAATCACCACAATCAGAGACAACGCGAATGTCGGCTAGTCTAGCGTGCGACATAATTATTAATCGCTGTGGAAACAGATTAACAGTTCATCGCGCCGACAACATGCCTTTTTCGGCGGAATTGCTCGAAGCGTTAACAAAAGATTTACGCTACCAGCATGTCGAGCATGTTCACGGCGCAGCGCAGCGCAACCCTATTACAGGGCAGCGCCAGTACTTTAAGACGACTGAGTACAAGTTATTTCGGTATGAGAACGGTAAGCTAATCGTGCTGGGTGGTTACTTAGCCCGAATTGGCTCGCAACTAAAGCGTCTTGGTTGCCGGGTAGCGTTGCAAGATACCTCGCCACCCCGCAAGCGCCCTGACGCATTTAAACCAGAGTGGGCCAACATGGAGGGCCGAATTGAATTTAGAGCCCGGCAGGAGGAGTGTTTACGGCTTTTGTCGCGCGTACCTTGTGGAATTATTAAAGCGGTCACCGGTTTCGGCAAGACCACACTTATTGGCGCTGCTGCCCTGCTATTTCCTGAAGCAAAAATTCATGTTGTTACGAAGTCGGTAGACGTTGCTGAGCGTATTGTTCGGTCTTTAAAGCGTTTTGTGCCCAAAGTCGGAATGGTCGGCGACGGCTCAAAACACTGGGAGCGTGTAACAGTTATCACGGCTGGCAGTCTCGCTCACTCCGATGGCGACGCTGATTTTTTGTTTTGCGACGAAGTACATCAGCTAGCCACAGTGAATTTTTCAACATCGCTAGCACAACGATATAAGCACAGCCGCAATTTCGGGCTAAGCGCAACTCCATATGCGCGCATGGACAACGCGCATGCAGTTCTTGAGCCGTTGTTTGGTCCTATGATATTTGAACTGACATATCAAGAAGCGGTAGAGCTCGGACTAGTCGTACCTATTCGTGTTCGTTGGTTGCCGATTCGTATGACGTTTAACCCCGCAGAACGATACTCAAATCGTGTGGCGCGAAAGCGTTACGGGGTCTGGACAAACGCTGATCGAAACCGTATGATCGCCGACGCGGTGCGAGAGTATCCTGACACGCATCAAATTTTGATTCTTGTCGAAACAATCGAGCACGCAGTTCATCTGGGCTCTCTTCTGCCCGAGTTCACGCTGGTGTACTCGAGCATGTTTCCTTCTGACTGCAACAACTATAAAAAGCGCGGTCTTTTGCCCAAAGATTACAAGCCGCTAAGTGATTACGACAAGCATCAACTACGTAATAAATTTGAGTCAGGTGAGCTGCGCAAAGTTATTGCAACAGACGTTTGGGCTACCGGCGTAGATTTTGAGCAGTTAAATGTGTTGGTCCGGGCCGACGACCGCGACAGTGACATTGTTGACGTTCAGGGTCCTGGCCGTGTCAGCCGTTTATACACCGCGCCTAATGGTGATAAAAAAGAATTTGGCGAAGTTATCGATTGCATGGATACATTCGACCCTACTTTTTATCGAAAGAGTACGGGTCGTCGCAATTCTTACAAGCTTTTAGGATGGGAGCAGAATTGGAATGAAGCGCAGCGCAGCTGGAGGAACAATAGCGACTGATCCGACGCTGCTCACGCCAGACTGGCATAAAGCACTTTCGGAAAAACAATTAATGGCGTATGTTCGCCATTCGTATATTTGGCGACAGAGCGGCTCAACAGATCTAGCCAGCCGCGAACAGTTAAAGACAGTACCGAGGTGGGACGGCGGACAAGACGCGTATGGCGTAAAATTTAGCCCCGTCTGGCCAAAAATTGCGAGACTTATTCGCGCAGTTGATGCAGATCCAGGTATTTGGGTCGCCGCACACTTCTCGCCGATCGCGACGCGAAAGTATGTAACGGACAGCGGCTCCTTCGAGGTTCCAGATGTTACGCCGTCAAATTTATGCGGCAAATTATCTGAAACAATTTATCATGAATATTGCAGCGCTTTTCCAAAGATAACTATCGATGGGTATAACGCGGCTGGCCGGTCCATCGCGCTTAGGCTGCGCAGTCTTCAACGCTTAAATGTGTCTGAAGACGATCGGCATTTTTGTGTAATTTGTGACGAAGGATATGTCGCTGCCTCGCCTATCGTTAGGCAGGGTTTCGCTAATGCCTTTAATTTACCTGAAGCTATTGCGCGTTATTTGTGGCCCGCCGCGCTGGAGTACGACGCGAAACAACGACTGTATGATCGCGTTATTCCAGAATTTATTCCGGCATGGCTTATTTCCGATCAACTACTAGACACGGTAAAAAAGATCAGACAGCATTGGAGGCAGTATGAACAATCGGTCGGAAAGGGATGAGCAGCGCTGTGATATCCCGATTACGTATCCTGACATGTCTGCTATGTTGCGCGGACTGCTTCGATACGATCGGTTATTTGGCGAGGCAATTCGGGCAGGATTGAAGCCGCATCACTTCGGCACCAATCCAGACGAGACAGCGCATCAGGTTTTGTACGCTTCAATGTGCGTATTGCGAGAGCAGTACGGCGCGATCACAAAACCAATGCTGATTCATCACATTGCCAGCTTAATTGTTGGTAATCATGTTGAATTAACTCCTGGAGAGAATGAGTGGCTGCTTGGCCGGGATGACAGCAGTATTCAAGGCTTTATTGAAGAAGCATTTGATACTCCGCCGCTATCGTCCGAACAGGAGGCGGCAGAGAAGCGGCACGTAGAATCAATTCTACGTCGCTTTTTAAATTCTCGACTTATTAAACAATCGCTGCAGAGCGTATTAAATCGTGTAGATGCGAACTCGGCGCCAGAAGATATTGCCGGCCTGCTCGAAAACTTTTGTCGGCAGTCGCAGCGCGTTAAGCATGTCGGCGAGGCGTTAGACAATGCGGCGGCGTTGCCTGTATTTGGTTCTCCTATTGATTTACCGCCACCACCAGAACCGACAAATGTTCCGTGGATTGACCAGTACATCGGCGGCACTCGTCCGCGCGATCTTATTGGGCTACTGGCGCCGTTCGGCGGCGGCAAGACGACGATGGGTATTTCGGCTGCGGTAAGAATCGCAGAAAATTATTATCTTACTGAGCAGAATAAGATTGCCGTCTATGTCTGCTTTGAAGACGGGGCAGAAAAAATGCGGCACTTGTGTTGGTCCGCCGCGGCACAAATTGAGCGTCGGCTTTTTGATATTAAAGACGTAGGCATCGATCCGGAAAAATTTTGGCGCGCGTTCTCTACGGCGGATACGCTTAAAGACTATGAGTTTGCATTGCCTATTAATCAGAACGGCAAAGTTATGCTCGGCGAGCGCGAGCGGTGGGAGTCTATTTCTGACTGGTACAACAAGCACTTTGTATTTTTAGATTTTGCCCACAGTACTGGCACGTCAGCCCGCGGCAACGGCGGCCCCGTGGAATTGGCTGAAGTTTTAAAGCGCGTAGTCGAAGAACGTAAGTGTGACATCGGCTTCGTTGTTATCGACTACGCGGGTCGAATGATTGACCGTATGATCGGCATTCAACAGCAAGATCAGCTGTGGCGTTACATCAAACTTTTGCCAGACGAGTTGCGGCGGCACATTGCAGATGAGTTTGACGCTACACTACTGATTGCGCATCAGCTGGCTGCCGGGGACATCAAGTCTTACCCGCCTAGTCGATATAGCCATCATCATGATTCACAGGGCGGCAAGAGTTTTGCGGAAAATTTGCACGCGTGCTGTTGCCTCGGTATGCGCGATATTGATACCAAGGCTTGTACGCTGCACTGGTCAAAGATCCGCGCATTTATGCCCGAATCTCCCCTAGGAATTGTGAAAATTCATGACCACTATGTAGATGTTAATTTAGTGAATGACAAGTATCGTGTATGCAAACAGTCTAAGAAAATTTTATTAAACAGTGATATACATCCATTTACCGGCGGTCGTGAAACTTCTTCTCGCCGTAACTCATCTGCTTCTGTGTTGGATCCTTTTACAGCAAATTTTGGCGACGCATGAGCACACCAATTAACCCGACTCTGTATCGTTTGTTAGCTCAAAAATTTGGCGAGGTTAGATTTTCAAATGAAGGTTGTCATGCTTACGTGCAACGCATGCCTGATCCTCTTAATCCTCGTCGCACAATTACACGAGCGACGTCATGGGGAGAGTATTACTGCATTAATTGTCCGTTCTGTGGCGACACTCGCTTTCGTCTTTGGATTAATCACACTTATGCATCTGAAGTAGTAAATGGTGTTCGGCAGAATACAAATGTCGCCATTTGTTATAACGAGCAGTGTTTAAAAGTTCCGGGGCGCAGCGAACAGTTAGAACAAATTATTTTCGGGCATGGGCGCCATTTAAAGCCACAGGCGTTGCCCCTGCAGCCTGTAACGATGCCGCACGAACCAACGCCCGTTCGCCCGCCAGGCACTGTTATTCCGTTGACAGAGCTGCCGCTAGATCATCCAGCCCGAGAGTACGTAGTCTCTCGCGGGTTCAGCGCGGAAGAGCTAACTGCAAATTTTAATGTCGGACTTTGCATCAACGTGGACGAGCCGCGGCTGTATACGGCTCGTGGTCGGTTGTATATTCCAGTTACGTATAGGCAAGAACTCGTGGGGTGGCAATGCCGCGCTATTGCTCCTAACTCAGAGCCAAAATATTTTAACGCCCCCGGAATGAAAAAATCTGCGCTGCTTTACAACTATGATGTTGCGCAAAGTCAGCCTTACGTCATTGTGGTCGAGGGCGTGCCGAGTGTGTGGCGATTAGGCCGAGCTGCGGTATGTTTATTTGGTAAGACTATGTCCTACCAGCAGCAGAAACTTATTGCGCGTACGTGGGCTGGCAAACCAGTATTTTTATTGCTTGACCATGACGCCAAACCGGAACTTGACCGCGCTACGACGACGCTGTCTAACATGTCGGTTAACGTGGTGCCGGTAGAACTTCCGGACGCGAGAGATCCGGCTGATTATTCTTTTGCGGACATTGGTGATTTGCTGGCGGCTCGTGCGTCAGCCGCTGGGTTAGGTAGTTCAATCAAAATCTAGGTGTATCGTGAAACATAATTTATCGGAAGCGCTGTACGACCAGCGTCGTCAGCCGATTGTTGAAGCGCAGTGGCCGGCGGTTGATTTTACTGGCCCGGGAATGCCTGCTCCTGGACCAGACTTTGTTAAGCACGCCATGGACCTCGGCGACGAAGTTGATATGGCGGCTTTTAAGAAAAAGAAGAAACTAGTATTTGGACAAAACTTAGATTACTTGTATCGTCGAGCGATGTATGACGCAGGTTTTTCTTTGCCTGTGCTCGGCAAGCGCGGGGTGTTTGACGCAAAATTTGTGCCAGGACATTTAATCGGGTCTGATCAGCAACAAATTGTGTACGGACCAAAACCAGCAAAAATTATGCTGGTCGGAAAAATTCCTGGCCTAGATAACTTGAGCGAAAAGGACGCGTGCGCCGGCACAGCGATGCACGAATTTTTTCGCGCCATCGGCGAGTTAGGCGTAACCGCAGAAGAGTACAGCAAGTGGTACGTCACGTTTGCTTGTAAGTTTAGCGCCCCAAGCATCGACATTGATGTTATTCAGGCGTCGTGGCTAAAAGATTGCGCGCTCATCACGGCGCAAGAACTCAGGATTGTACGGCCAGATTATATTTTGTGTCTCGGAGCCGACGCCACTAAGGCGATTATGAATTCGCCTGTAAAACTTAATAACCAGGTCGGCGAGATTACTGTTCCTTTACCGGACGGCGGCGAGCATAAAATTCAAGTTATGTCTTCATTACATCCAGCATTTGTAGCTCGCAGGCCTGATAGTTACGCAGAGTTTCGCGGTCAGATTCAAAGATTTTTAGATCTAACGCAAGATAAGCTTACAACCACAGAAGACGTCGACCACGCTGAGATTTATACGGAAGATGCGTTACGCGCCACAGTAGACGAGATGATTGCAGACCCGGACGTTAACGCCAATATTATTGCCGTCGACTGTGAGTGGCACGGTGACTACCCGACTGAGCCCAATGCCTATCTGCGAACAATCCAGATATCAAATAAAGATAAGTGGGCACGAACTATTGTGCTCCGGTACGAAGGCGGCGCAGAAGCGTTTAGGCCTAGCCTAGACACGGCGCGTGAGCAGTTGTGCCGACTGTTAAAGAGTACGCCAGAACGGCAAGTGCGGGTGGGCGGGCACTTCCTGCGGGCGGACTTGCCGTGGCTGATTAATTTTGGCGTAGACGCGCGGCCAGAGTATGCGCCAGATCCTGATCCTGAATGTCGCACCCGCGGCGGTTGGGATACAAGTCTGATGTATCACGCGGTGAACGAGACGGCGAAGTACGGGCTGGATGCGTGTACGGTGCATTTCACGAATGCACCAACATATTGGGCCCGGCTTGATAAATGGAAAAAGAGCTTCTGCACACAATATAAGATTAAAGGCGGCAACCTGGGCGGCTACGGCGAATGCCCGAGCCACATTCTGCATCCGTACGCAAATTATGACGCGGACGTAACTCGTAGAATCATGTTGCGATTTTACGGGACGGACGGGCGTGACGGATTAATTGCCAGCGACACCTACCGCAACGATTGCTGGTTGCCGTACTGGACTGCGCACGTAGCGTCGTTAGCGTTTCTGGAAATGGAAATGACCGGCTTTGTTGTCGACCGCAATCGGGCCGACGAGCTTACAAATTTATTTATGGAAACGCAGGACAGACTGCTAGCGGAGATTCGTCAAGATTTAAGCTGGCCTGACTTTAATCCAAAGTCGCAGCCTCAACTTGCGGTGGCGTTGTTTGGTCGTGGTTTTATAAGCAATTTTACTAATACTATTACTGTGCCTGATTTTGCGCGTACGTTAGACCTAACGCCCATTAAGACAACGGGAAAAAGGCCTAAGTTATGGAAAGATTTAAAGCCACAAACGCGTAAGACCTCGTCGCCGAGCACGGACAAAGAAAGCTTAGGTATTTTTGGCCACTTGAACGTCACTGCCGCAAAAATTCGTGACTATAAATTTATTGCGCAGGTTTTGCAGTCCGTTCTGCGAAAGCCGAACGCAGACGACGACGGAGAATTTGAGACGGATGACAACGGCAATTATTCGTATGAAAAAGGTCTTATCGGTTGCGCGCATGCTGACGGTAAAGTTAGAACGCATCTTTTCCAGACAAAAGAAACTGGACGCGCCAGCAGCTCCCGACCTCCGCTTCAAAACCTTAGTTCGCGCAGAGAGGACGACTACAAGCGCATCCTTGGAGCCGCCCACAAACATCCGGTACGTTCAATATTGCGCGTCCCGCCCGGTTATGTCGGCATCGAAACGGATTTCACTGGTGCGGAATTGGCGGTCTTAGCTTGGCTTAGTCAGGACGCCAATATGATTGAACACGTCCGGCGTAATTTATTGCCAGAAGAAGATCCTGATCACTACGATATTCACTCACAACAAGCCGTTAAAGTATTTAATTTAACCAACGTAACGCCAACGAAAAGCGGTATGGTTAAAGCTGGTTGCAAAGGACTGCGTATTGCGGCAAAAAACGTGAACTTTGGTATCCCGTACGGCCGCGGTCCTGAAGCTATTGCGCGTCAGTGTAAGGAAGAAGGCGTGAGCGTAACGCCAGAGGACTGTAAGGCGATGATTGCGGCTTACTTCTCAGCTTATCCTAAAACCGAAGATTTTCTTGCGTCTTGCCGGCAGCGGTCGCAGGATCCTGGTTGGCTTGTTGGCCCGTACGGAAGATTTAGACGATTTAGCAATTCGGCACATAAGGACGGCGCTACTATTGGAGAGCAGGAACGACAGGCGCAAAACTTTCCAATTCAAGGCGGCGTAGCTGATGCGGTATCTATTGCTCTAGCTAATTTTGTTAATTATCGCGCGCAGCATCCAGATGTTGAGTATCGCGTAGCTCTTCAGATTCACGACGCTATTATTTTAGTGGTACCTATCGCGCACGCCGAGCGTGTATACCACGAGGTTATTCCCAAGTGCATGGTCGACGACGTGCCGTTCTGGCCGCGTACACTGAGCGGTCAGCCGATCCCGGTCGAAAAGCCGTATCATTTTGGTATTGATTGTGATGTATTTATTCATTGGGGCGAGAAGCTTAAGTCAAATCAAATCGACGAAATGGGCCTGAATTGGCTGAAAAAGTAGGCCTAGACTTTCCCCCAAAGTGTGCTAGAGTACCCGTAGCTCAATAGGAGCTTTTCTTTTTTACTTTTAAGTTTGGAGTATGTTTCAATGCCTCGTTACGCTAGTCAGAATTTAGCATCTTTTGGCACTCAATCTTCCAATAATAGTGGTGATGGAAAACGACGTTTATTTTGCTACGGAAAGCAACGCAATGTTATTACTGTCGGTGGGCGTAAAATGTTGGATGACGGCCTTTGCCTTCGCCTACTGCCGACGTATGAAGTTGATGATCGCGGTAGTCGACTGACCAATGCGCAAGGTCAACCGGTACTTACGCCGTTCAAGCGGGCCGATGGCTCGTTTGGCGACTGGTGCCGCACGTATGAGTGCGTGTCTTGGTTTGGTCAGCCCGGCTTGCACTTTGTTGTGCACGACGGCAATCCGTCCCTGAATCGATATGACAGCCCGGTATGGATTCTGTATCAAGCTGCGTACAAGAATAAGGAAACGCCGGGTATTGGCGCTCTGTTCTGCGATTTGCTAAATCGTCAGGCTGGTTTTCAGCAGCAGACTCATGTCGGTTCGCTGAAGCGGCCTGAGCAGATTCTGTTTGTTAGCGCGTCGCAGGTTCATACCCGCTCCGACAAGTCGATCGGTCTTGGCGCATATGATCTGGCGGACCAAAAAGAGGGCAACGCCCGCATTTTTGGTTTTAAGAAGACCGCTGCTGAAAGCCTGCTGAATGCCCTACAGGTTCAGTCCGACAACGGCGCTCAACTGTGCGGCGATATGCTGGCTGATCCGGCTAAGTTAATTACTGTGATTTCTAAGTCGTACGGCGCAGCACTTCACCCGAAGCCGCCCCGCCCGCACGGCATCTCGATTGAAGGGCCTGAGTACGTAACGGTTCCGTATTACGCGCTCTCGCCACAAAATCCCAATGAAGTTGTGATTCTTGGAAAGGTGCAGGCAAAGCCCGACGCCAAGCTCCCGCCGGAGCAGCATTCGGTTATTTTGCACGATACCTACAATGGCCAGCGCGTAACCCTCGAGAACTACAGCCGGCAGCTTGTGACCGAGAACATGACGTTTGATGAGGCTATGTATATTATGACGTATGAAGAGCAGGCTGAATTAATGGTCGGCTCTTTCCCTCGTGAAGCTTTAGATTTTGCTTGGCGTGAACATCCGGAGTACCTGCGGTTCCTTCGGGGCCGCGGCGCTACTACGGTTGAAATGCCGCAGACCACGTTCCAGCAACCTGCTCCGGTGTCGGCTCCTAGGCCGGCTCCTGCCGCTAGTCAGCCCCAGTGGCCGACAAATACGGCACCGCAGTTGACGGACGAAATTGATCCCGATGCTGCGGCTGCTTACTCGCAGCTGCAGGCGGCTATGGGGCAGGCGCAAGCAACCGCTGCCCCGCAGAATAACGTGGCTGATGTCGTAGCGCAGGCTCGCGCTAAGGCTCAGAAGCAGGTCGGCGCTAAGAGCTGATTTGTATTTATTCTAATCTTATCGGCGGAAAGGGTGCGCTTTGGAGCCACCCTCTTCGCCCCTTTCTACGAGGAAACTATGGGACGACGCAAAAAAGAACTTGATACTGATATTGATTTAACCGCCCGTAACGGCGAGCATCCTGTTATTACTGAAATTTTAAAAGCCGCAGCAGAAGAGCAAGATCCTCTAATTGGTCTGCCTGTGCCAGCGTTGTCGGCGCGGTATGTTTTGCAAAGTAATATTTTTCCGTTGTCGCGGTTTACGCAACTCCGCGGCGAGTTTAGTGCCGGTAAGTCTGCTTTATTGATTGAGATCATGCGCTGGTTTGCCGTATATGGCGGCGGCGGTGTAATGATCGATACAGAAAGCAAAGCCAGCCGGAGCATGATTGACGGCATTTGCGGCCACAACCTTGATTACACCAAGCGTATCGTGGCGGTTCAGGCTAATACCGTAGAAGAGTGGCAAAAGCGTTACATTAGCCTGTGTCAGTTAATTCACAAGCAATGTGATGAAAATAAGTCAGGCAACGTGTACCCTATGTGCATCGGCGTCGATTCGATTTCTGCCGTCGAGGTAGAGCGACGCGTCGAAAAGGTTGCAGACGAGGGTCATGCGTCGGCCGGCCATCCGTATCTAGCCCGCAATTTGTCGGACTTTATGCGGACGGCGCTTATTCCAACGCTACGGCACTATCCAATCGCGTTTATTGCCACGAACCATCTGAAAGAAGAAATTAATCAGATGGGTTTTGGCGCCCCGAAAAAGTACGCTCCAGGCGGCGCTAGTCTAGATTATTATCCAACGCTGATCTTGGACATGGAGCGAGTCTCTAGCAAGATGGTTGAGAAGAATCAGCAGGAGGGGCAGCAGGTCCGGATCAAGGCGACCAAGAACAATCTTGGCGCTCCTGGGCGGCGTGTTGTTGTTAACTTGATGTGGTATAGCCGCGCTATACCGCAAACAAGCCCGGACGGCGAGATTACGGGATATGTAACACAGCAGCATCATTACTGGGATTGGCACACCGCCACGACCAGGTTGCTTATTGATGTGCAAGACCCGGACCGAAAGCCACAGCCGGGCCACGACCCTAAGATCGCGGAGATTATGCGACAGGTATGTGACGTAGAGTACAAGCACGGCACCAAGAACGCAGACGTGCCGCTGGTGTACTCAAACGCGCTTGGAATCAGTAAGCAAGACGCCGTACCCGAAGTCGAGTTGTCGATGATTTTCGAGGAAAACGAGAAGATTAAGGGACTCGTGCACGGGTTACTGGGAATTAATCAGTACGCGGTATGTGATCCTGCGGTTAAGTATCGTGAGCAGGTTATGGCTGTTATGCGGGAGAAGCAGACGACTGACATCCCAGAAATGATGGCAGCCGCTTCCGCGATTGAAGATTTTATTCCGAGCGAACTTGATCCTTTGGGCCAGTTTGCAGAATAATGGAACGAGATGACTTTTTCCGGAATTTGTTTGAGAATAATACGCCGGAGGCTGACGCCATTAGGGCGCAGCGCCAGCTCGCGTACGAGGAGCGCATTATCAAGCGCATCTTGACGGAGTGTGGCGCTGCGCCCGCCAGCTGGGGCGCGTTAGTGAATACATGCCGCCGAGAATCACACGAAGATAAATTAAATTTTGGGTGGTTTAATTCTTTTTATCGCCAATTTCCTGGCCAGCTTTGCGGTAAAAGAATTCCTTTTATGCATCAGATAACATTAGTAGATTTATTCAAACCGGTAGGCAAGAACAGAGTCGTAAAAGCCGTTAGTAAAGCGCTGGCCGCCCTTTCAGTTGATCCGGTTTTACAGCCTTATGTGTTAGTATTTCCAATTGTAAAAACACAATTCTGCGCGCACACTGTGGCCCGCGTCGCATACGACCCGGTCACGGGAACCAATCGAATGCAGTTTTCTATTCAATCGCCCGCCGGTGTAAGTTCCCGGCCACTGTTTATTGAACCGCTAAAAACATTTTGTGCAGCGCTTGGTAATCAATGGGCTTTGTGATGTCGCCTAGCCAACCGCCTGTTCAATCTGTATTTGCACAAATTGTCGCGCTATCATTCTCTTCGCGGCAGGAAAATGAGTGCATTAATTTTCTGCAAAAGCGCAGCGACGCTTCTGCGTTAATTACAATCTCGGACGAAGCCCAACTCCGATTAGCCGCTGACGGTCGTTTAATTGAAACAGGCTACCGGTTTAATTTATTGGGTTTCTTTTCGGTTTGCCGCGCGATATCTGGCGGGTTAAGTCGCGTTTTTGGCGAAGTATCTGGGCTTACGCCATCTAAGCTATACGCGCTAGAGTCATCAAGCGTTCCGGCAGCCGTGAGCATTTATAACACGGCGTTACGGGTGCGGTTTGAATTATTAAGAGAACGCAACTTGCTAGTCGATAGCTCTAATCGCTCTGTCGACGGTTTTTTGGGTTTAAATCACAAACTACTCGATAACGCAATTTTTTTGGAAACTATTTTGACGGCTATGCGAGAGCAACAACCGTCTGCAATTTTTCAAAGAGCCGAGCTTGTAGGGCGAGAGTTGCGCGTGTATATTCTGGACCAAGACACTCGCCGGTCGGACATATACGCCGATCCCGCGCATACTTATGCCGCTGGTTGGTATTTTTGTAATCGTGAAGATTCGGGGAACGCTGTTAAAGCTTTGCCTTGTTTGTTTACCAAGTTTGGCGTGGCAATTGACGAGAGCGGTACGCGAAAACGAGTGATTCACGCCGGCGCCGATTTGATTGGCCGCGCGACCGACTTAATTCGCTCGACATATTTGAAAAAGATAGATCTGAATGTAGTGCGTTCTCGCGTGGCGGCATTAAATAGTCAGTCGCTTGGATTTGAGGACGGCGGTTCTGCATTTTCTGAAACCGTTAAAAAATGGACTAACTATCTCGTGCGCTTCGGCATACCGAGAGAGATGGCCGCGGTGATCGCTAAGAACGCTGGAGTTGTGGGTAAAGACCTTGCGCCGCGAGACCCGCTAGACGTGTTTACGCGAAAGGTTTTAACGGAACGAACAGCTTATGATTTAGTGTGTTCAACTCTTCGCTACGCAAAAAATTTACCATCTAATCATCGTGAAAAGGTTCAATCGGTTGGTATGGCGCTGCTGTTGCCTAAAAACAGCGCTAAATGAAAGGAAGTCAAATGTCTCAAGAAAATGAAATAATTGTAGGTCAGCAGGCTGTAATTTCAGCGGCATTTTCTGATATGCATGAGAACCTCCAAAAAGCGATCAGCAACATCGACGAGATGATTACTGACCAGCACGCTGCAAACATCCTAACGCTGTGGCGCGTGGGCGAGATTATTTACGATTTAGAGGTTTGTCCAGATAAGTACTTGACAGATTCGCAAAAATCTAAACACGTTAACCCACTGGCTTTGCTGGCCGATTTTTTCCGAAAGACATATAGCGTTGATCAGTTTGATATGGCGCGCGGGTTATATGAAAATTATCCGTCGCAAGAGGCTATCTCTAATCTTGTTAACGCGCGTTGCCCGGCACGACCCAATTGGCGGTTAACGGCGTCGCACGTGCAGCTTCTACTTTCTATCCCTGACAAGGATCAGCGAGAAGTGGTAGCGGAGCGCTGCGTGAAAGAGGCGTATACCACGAAGGCTCTTGCGGTTGAGCTGACGGAATTACGCGGCGCAGCAAAGCGGGCGGAGAAGAAGCTCACCGCGCCGAAGGGTTTAAAGCAGCGCGTATACGACTTGCTTGAACATCAGCGCAAGTTTATCGCTAGGTCGGAGAAGTTGTGGCTGGCAGATGACGGGCTATACGATACCGTCATGAATTCTTCGCCTACGCAGTTAAACGATACTATTCGCGGATATTTATCCGAAATTGACGAGAATTTTGAAAAATTACAAGAGGCGGTACAGGACCACCGAAATATGATTCGAAGAGTAAGCGAGATGCTGGAAAAGATCGACGCGGAAGCGGCAGACGCAGATGTTATGCGTGATTCTGCCCTGGCCTCATCCGATTCCATCCTTACCCGATAGGTGCTAAATGTTGTTCTTTAAAGATGTTCCGATTGTTGTGGATCCGGGCGTAGCAGCGCTGGAGGTCGGAATCATAAATGTGGCAAAGCGCGGTAAACGATTATTTTATGTCGTATTCGAGCGCGTTATTTTAAATTCAGAGACGGCGGATGCTCTTCCATTTGTGGTAACGTCGCAAACACCACACGTGTTTTCGATGCTACCTGAGCTGGACAAAAGCCCGTTCTTACTGGTCTATGACTTGTTCGGGCGGTTGAGTGTCGTTTATACGCGAGAGGAAGGTACGAATGCTTGGGTGCGAAATGATGCCGCGCCAGAGCAAGTTGGTGAAACTATTACGCAGTTTTCAGCGCGTTTTTCTTTTAACACAGTCAAAGAGCGAGATAAGTTTTTAGCCGCTATGGGGCGTATTTCAAACAATAAGTATTCTCGTAATGACGTAGAAACAATTTCCCGGCTTTTAAATGCGACCTCAGTTGGGCCGATAGTATTACCAATTGCCATTGTTCCGCCACAAAAAAGTATTGCTTAGGTAAATAATGACAAAAGTTTGCGTATGCGCGTTGCTTTACGGTAACGACAGCCATTGTGAAAACTTGGCGCTTCGGCTTTTAAACAAAGAGTTTATTGAGCTGGGGAAATACGCAGACTTGCGCATTGGACTTAACGCAGTTGGAACAGCCACGCGGCAAATCGTAAGCGGGGTAGTCGAAAAACTTCCGGATACTCTTGTAATAGATTCGCCGGAAAACATACACAAATACCCCATGATGCGGCGCCTATTCGACGCGCGCCCAATAGGGGCCCCGCTTACGATGTGGTTTGACGATGACTCTTGTATTGTTCCCGAGACTAATATTGACGAGTGGTTAAACCGTATAAGTAAACAACTTAATACTTATGCTATTGTTGGTTCTGTTTATTTACACGGTTACACCGGCGGGCAACGAGACTGGATTAAAGCTCAATCTTGGTACCGCAGTAAAGCGCCGACACGGTGCTTGAACTATGTTGCCGGCGGCTGGTGGACGGCCCAAACAAACGTCTTACACGAGCTCAACTGGCCTCCCGCCGGGCTTAAGAACAGAGGCGGCGACATCATGCTAGGCGAAGCAATGCGTCAAAATAACTTCTTGATTGGCCACTTCCGCGACAATCTATGGATTAGCGCTAACGCTTCTGGCGTGGAATCCAAGTCTCCAAGGCGTGGCGGAACAGAAGTGCCGGCTGGCGTAGACTATGTGCCTAGGGGGGTAGTACCATAAGCGACGTACCCGAACTAGACGAATTAATTCGCGAATATGATTCTGTTTATTTGTTTAATCGGCGTTGGGAGCAGCGCGAACGATTATTCATAAGCGCAAGTCGTCTTACTGCTATAACGTTAACAGTATTTTTTGCGTATTCAATTATTGGAATTTTTAGTCTTTTGATTGCGCCTGCCGCCGCACGAGTTTTCGTTAAATTATTTCCATACCCGCCCCGCCGAGATCCGTTTACCCGGTATCGTTGCAGGTGACTATCTAGGTTAATTATGCAAGTAATAACTACGCGCATAGATTTAGAGCGCACTCGGGCTGCGTGGTCACGTGACGAGTTTCTGCCCGCGCATGTTATTGCCCGTAAAGACAATAAGCGATGGCGCGTTTTAGACGCGCCTTATTCGTTTAACTCGCCGCCTAGCTTTGCATCGGCGGATGCGGATAAATATATTCGAATTCCGCTATTTCCGTATAAACTAAGCCCGGTCGGCGATGTGGCATTAGCTTTTATGTTGCGCATGGGCTTATCTTTTGTAAATTACATATCAAGCGAAATCGACACGTTGCATATTGTTACGGGGCAACCAGTTGAGCTAATTTATCAAGATCGCGATCTGATACATATGATTTGTTGGATAGGATTTGCATTTGTTGAAAAGGACAATAAATGAGCCGCAGAAAGAATAAAAAGCAACACACGAATATTAAACTCAGCAACGATGTAGCCCCGCAATCATCTGATTCTCAAGAACCGCAATTAACTTGCCCTGCGCCAGTTTTGTCGGTATCTCGAGCGCCGACGTCTGAGCCTTCTCCCGAGCCTTCCTCTGAGCCCGTAACCGAGCTGGAGCAGGAGCCCCCGATAGAAATGCAGTCGTCAGACGCAGCAGACCCGGGCGAAAAAGACGCGTTTGTTGTTGCGCAAGCTGACGTCGCAATTAAACGCGGCGGCGAAAAATTTTATGACTACTATTTGCAGTATCGCAATTTAAGAGAGATTGCTCGCGCTATTAACGGATTACAGCAATCTGCTCCTTTTCCTCGGCAACTGTCAATTCAAAAAATAACAATAGACTTCACAATCGACGGAGTAGCTAAGACGGCTGAAAGCGCTGAGCCCAAAAAAGTTGGCGATATAGCGCCGCTGATTTCTTTTGCGATTCGAAATGTTATTGAAAAAATGCACAATGAACTTCATGTGCTTTCGTATTTAGTAACGGGAATGCGCGACGCTGTACAAACTGCATTTAATTCTTGCGCAATGGCGCCCCCGGCCGGTGATTATGACAACACAAACACACAGCTATGAAAAAACGTTTCAATATAAATAGGGTATTCAAGCAAAGAGATAAGCTTTTTTTAGCGCTTCGTCCATACATTGGCGCAAATATCTCAGGTCAAGTATTTAAAGATCTGGTTGAAGACATTTATCCAAAACTTCCAGATTCAGTCTCCCACGATGCCGTTTTTGAATCCGCGCGGAGTTTGGCTGGTTTTGTTTTAGAGCGCAAAACAGCGGCTGAATTTGCTTGGCGCGTTGCTGGTAATATTTCTTTATTGAACGCCGGCACGCCTGTATTGTCCTGGACCATTCAGGTGCGCGACGAATGGATTCCAATTCAAATATTACGAGTTGATGCTGCAAATAAAAATTATCGCGCCGGTTATCTTTTTCATTGCCGGGCGCTTGCTGGCTCGTCATGCCCGATGATTTTTGAGCAGTTTTTGTCGCGGGCTAGTTGTGCCGCAATTTCACGCACTGTTGGTTTTAATAATACTATGCCGTATACCAACGGGCTGCACTTTACTAATTTGCGTATGTGGGTCGGCGTTGAGGCCGCGCGCAGCTCTGACATGCCGCAGTTTCAACAGGTCGATTGCTCTACGGCCATGCAGCAGCACAATAAAAAATTACTAGCAATTCGCACTAGATTGCAGCCTTGTGTGCAAAACTTCGAGCACCTATGCGAGCATTGTGAGATTGGATATGACCAGTGCCCAGCCGCGATATTCCCAAAGCGACTAGAAAAGAAGCTTTGTGAAAATTGTGGCGAGACACGGTACTTCGATCCGAGCCGCGAGAGCAATTTATGCATGGCTTGCCTCCATGCCGCTAATACTAATAAAACAGCCGGAATATGATTGGGCTGTTTTTTTAGCTATCAGAAGTATTGCATTCTTTCTGGCGGCCGCTATTGTATTAGGGCAGGAGGTGCTTTATGTCTATCGGCTACCGCCCCAAGGGCAGCGACGGGCCCATTTACAACCCCGATCGTGATTACGCATATATTACGCCAACTCTTATGCGCAGCGCGATTGAGCGGCTGGACGCCCAGGACCTACCCGACGAAATAAAACAGTGGAAACAAAATAATAATATTACAGAAGCAGAAATTGTCGCAGCGGCTGAGGCGTTGGCGCGAGCACAGCGCGATTTTGTAAACGCCGCTGATCCGGTGGAGAGCTTCGAGCACGCACTGTCACGAAGAGACTTTCATGATCTTCGCCTGCCCGTGCGACAGCTATTATTTTCTATTATTGGTGAAGTTTTTTGCGCGGCCTGGTTTGTCGCGATTAGGGACGTATCAAAAATTGGTTTGGGATCTGCCGCGGAAACTGAGATGGCGGATTTCACCGCTTCTGTTCATAAATTTGCTACGAACGTTTTGCCGGGTAAAAACTGTACAGACCTTGCAACACTGCAGATGCGTAACGACTTATTGCAAACTCGCTGCAACATGCTACTCGAGGCGTATAACAAGTTAAAAAAAGAATCGACTGTTGTTGTGCCTCTGCCTGCCCCTCCGGTTTCTTTTTGGATTAAACTGGTCAAGCCGGTATTACGTGTTCTAAATGTGATCGGCCCCATGAAGTAAGGATTATTTTGTGCCCAAATATCGAATGCATAAGGATCCGGCGGCTTTTGCTGCTAAGTTGCCGGCGCTGGAAGCTGGGGCGATTCGTTGTCTTGGATTAGATCTCGGTAGTAACTGCGGCGTAGCCATATACGATTTTTTCCCGTCAAAGAAAGTTTTGCAGGACAAGCTTCATTTATTTCAGTGGGACTTGTCTTGTAGCGGATTAGATTCTGGCGCCTCCAGATTTGTTCGGCTGCGCGCATTTTTAAACACCGTCAAACCCGACGCTATTGCCTACGAAGATGTTAAGTACACGCCGCCGCGAGAGTTTTTTGTAAACAAGAAATTCGGTATTCCGGCTATCTTATCTCGCGTGGCCACCGCGTCCGAAGTGTTGGGCGGGATGAAAGTGACAGTGGCAACCTGGGCGCAAGAAGCCGATATTCCGTCGGTTGGCTTTGGCGTTACCACAATTAAAAAGTTCGCTACCGGGAGTGGGCGCGCAAACAAAGAAGACATGATCAAGGCTGCTAACAAAACTATGAATACGGCGTTTGATCAATCTAAATATAAATCTGACGGAATAGACAATGTGGTTGATGCCGCGTTTGTTTTAATGATGCTTTTGCAGCAGGTTAAACTAAGCGCCCCGAACGCCAAAAAATAGTATGTCCAATTTAGATTTTCAACGCGCCGACAGCGTATCGAATCCTACAGCTTTGCGGCAGCTGTCGTGTCTTGAGTCTTTGCGTGAGCGCCGGGGCGATGTTCGTTGTTTTACGCCAGCCCTGCTTGTTACTCACGCGCACCTGCCGCTCGACCCAGCAGAAGATTTTTCGTCTCGGTTTCCGGCGGCTGCCGCACTACAGCCGTTTTGTGTTGAGCTTCCATCTAACGCCCCCCCATTTTTTTCGGGGCTTCCGACCACTGTATTACGCAATCGGCTTATTGACTGGAATCGCCGGCTGTACGCCATCGCGGCCGAGCGCGCTAAAGAATGTTTTGATTTTTTAGCGGGTATTGGCGCCACTGGGCATAATGGGTTTTTTGCTAGTTCGGTAATGTATGCAGCCAGCATCCCGGACCCACTGTCGCGAGCTACGCCTAGGAGCGCAATTGACGTAACTATGTTTGGCGTATTTTCTGCAAACAAGATTACATATCTAGCGCCCCGCTTCGATCTTCCGCCGATTCTTAACGTAATAGACGCAGCAGCTCGACTAACAATAAATACACCATTAAAACTTGACGACAACATTGAATCGCAATTTAAACAATTAAAGGAAGAAGAATGAGCGAATGGAGTAGTTGGTTTGATAAATCAAAACTAGATGTTATTACCAGACTACGTTGCGCCGTCGCTGGGGTTGAACCTACTTTGGGTGAATTACTTGAAGAGGCAGCTACTTATATTGAAAAAATGCGTACAGTTCGCGCAGATGTTGAGGGGCGCTGGGCTGACGCCAATAATGGGCGACATCGCGCTGAAAAAAAGCTAGATAATCTAATAGCGCTTAACGACTCTCTGCGCCGAGAGATCCGCCTACAGCGGCAGGAAATCGCTGCATTAAGAGAAGAGCGTAAAATTTTTTTAACCGCTGATCTAGGTTCGATTACACCACAAAATGAGCTGTCTGGAGATATTCCATGAGTCCGCCTCGCGCTAAAGAGCCTAAAGAAAAAGAACCAGAACATACAGAAAAATTTTACGCTGTTATTTTGCACCCAGACGGCGACTTCAAAGTTGAATCATACGACGAACTGGCAGGACTTGTAAAAAGGCTTAAAGCGCTTATTGATAAGGATGTTTCTGTTTTTTCATTTTCCGGCGTGCAACTTAAATTGTCTAAGCCGCCGTTTCGGCATTTGCTTACTCCCTGGGGTCCGCAGCCACTATTTGACGTGGCGGCTGACAGCCTAGAGCCAGACGACACCGGATATATGGGCGTAGACGCGATTCATTTATCTGGCCCCCCAGCGCTCAAAACACCAGAGCTGTCTAAAAACTTAAATGGCGACGTAGACGAATTTTTTGACGACGATTCTAATGACACCGGACTCGGTGTTTTCGACAGCGTGTTGCCGGATCCGGACAGCTAAATTTTTTTCAAAAACGTGGCATATTATTTGTTGTTCCCGCTCTTTGAAATTAGCGGGCAAGTAATTACTGCCACGGAGCAAGCGCTCCATTGGAGGATTTCTTGAGTTGAGTACCAGTACGGGATACGAGACCTACAGGCTAGTCGTGTACAACGACCGTCCTGTATTGTCTCAACGTAAATTTGACGCAGATCATTTGGAAGTAGTTTTCTACGACAATACATCTGCGCCGCAAATTGTCCACGAGAGCGATTGGAAATCGTTCTCTAAAAATGTGTTTGTTCCCAAAACTCTCGGCCCTCGTAAACGGGTCGCAAATAACTGGGACAAATACAGTAAGTACTGTCACTAAAGGAGTGTTTCCATGACTCGAGAAGAAGTTCAAGCTCCGTCCCCCTACACCGCACATATGGGCAAGAAAGCCCGTAAGTCGAGGCAGGGGGCTGCGCCTTCAGCGGACCGGGCTGCGCGTCAGCACAGCCGGTACGCGTCGTTGAAAGCGCAGTTCAACAAAGTGTGTCGGAGTCTCGTCGGCAGGACCGCGATCATGGTTCTGCCGGGCCAGGGCTGCCAGCACTCTGTTGAGCAGTTTCGGCCGGCGCACTGGGAGCGCCGGTGGCGTACGCGGCCGTTCTTTGTCTTGCTCTCGGTGGGCAAGCAGGAGCAGCAGTATACGTTGAAGCTCGCAGGAGCGACTTCCTACTTCGACGAGAAGTCGAAGAAATTGAGGTACGTCAACGGGTCCGGCGCTAAGCCGTGCCTGTATGACTTTCTGCGGCCACCGGCTCCCGGCGGTCGCAGCCCCGTGCTCGACGGGGCCTCAAATCACGTGCTCTTCACAGCAGCCAATAACCTGCTGCAAGAGCTTGTGAATACCGCAAATCAGCCGGTTGCACCGCTGGTGCTTCCCAAGCTGGTTTGCTTAATTTCCGGCCGCCACGTGCCTATCGACTTTAAGAAGGTCGAGAAGCTGGCAGCCGATGTGCCGGAGCCGCTGCGTGAGCAATACAAGCAGCGTCTGGTAAAGGAGGCCGAGATTGTCTCGTTGGGTACCCGCTTCGGTAACGCAGCGGTCATGCCCGATGCGGCGATCGCGCAGGCTTTCGCGGAGAAGCGAGCGTATGAGGATTATTCTGATATGTTGGGCGCCGAAACGGCCAACCCGACCCGGAAGATTCTCATGGCTGCTAACCCGGCTTCGGCCGTGTTGGCGCAAAATGGTTTGGAGGATGGCTGGGACGCCTCGGCGGACCAGGACCTGTACGAGAAGCTGCTCGCAGAAATGCGCGCCATGCTTCCCCTACCGGAACTGGTGTCGGATGCGGATCTGCTTGATGCCCTTGCGGAGCCGAACGCACCCGTTCGGCCGAGCAGGACTCTGACAGATCTGATCGCCGCCGAGCCCGAGTCGGTGGTGCGCGCTCTGCGTAACACGATGCCTTACGGCGCCGCGTTGCGAGAGCACGTCACAGACCGGGAGCTGCTCGCCGCAGCGGCGAATCCCTACGCGCCGTTGACGGTGGGCGCGTACTCGAAGATTCAGGTTGTGGAGACGGAGGCGCTCGACGCGCTTCCCGACTTCTCGACCGGAAACTTCTGGTCGGCCGATGGGTGGACGCCGCCGAGCCAGTGGCAGTTCCCCGTGTGGGACAGCCACAGCGGCCTCGAGTTCGAGGAGGGCGACATCAAGACCGATGGTGTCGTCGAGTGCCTCCAACTCAAGCGGGAGCGCATCGCGGCGGAGTGATGTAATGCGGCATCTTATTCAACCTCAAAACGAATCTGTGCTGACTTGGCTTCTTGCAAGAGATGCCGAGCCAAGCGTCTTGCCGACGTTTCCCACAGATTCGCGGAAGGGGCTGGTAGTGGGTCAATTATTGAACGGGAGTTGTTATGCCGAAGTGATAACTACACCCGAACAGTTGAAAGCAGCGTGCGGGCCTGGGCTTCCACTCGGGCGTCTTTTTTTCCACGTGGATAAAGACGAACTGTATGCTGTTTGCGACTCGCTGGATGCCGCAAAATTTGGCGGGAGACTATAACGGTCTCCCGCCTTTTTTTAGCTATTGGAGATACAATGAGCGAATATAAAGATCCAAATAAAGAAACACTATCAAACGGCGTACCGATCGCCGCCGTCATGCGCGGCGACAAGGGCATGAAAGGCGTGATTGTATCGCCTGCCGGAGTCGACGGCCGTTCAACTGGCTTTAATCCGCACGACAAATCAACTATAGCTATTAATATTGAACCCGATAGCGGCAATGGTCAGACGTTGTCGTTGTCACAGTTTACTAAAGAATCTGTTCGCGCGGCTATGAAAGCAGCTGAAGAAAAAATAACAGGGAACGACATTCACGCCATTCGAGAGAGGACTGCCGTGGCTTTTGAAGAACTATCAAAAATTGCTAATTCTGGCGTAGTTAAAAAAGCGACTAGCACCACTACGCGGGTTCCCGACCCACCACAGCCGGAGCCGGATCTAGACGAAGACGCGGTATTTCCTGAAACGGTTGACCGCACTTACAGCCCTATGGCGGCCTTCGGATTAAAGCGGTCAAAGACGCAAGCTGCTGCAGTACCGTCGGCGCCAAAGCCAAATCGCGATGCCGGCCCGCCAGCAAAGTTGCTGTATTTTGAGAAAGAAGGTATTGGTACGGTCCCCGCCTTTTTTCACGATGTTGTTGTTGATGTTAATTTTGACGATGAAGAATTAATAGAAACTGGCTTTATTGTCTTGGTTTACGACCTGCGATATGAGCAGGCTACCGCCCGTTGGTTCCCGCCCGCGCATGATCCCTATAACCGCCCCTGGGCCCTGCAAATAAGTAATGACAGGCGCTTGTACCTTGTTCAACCCAGCGGATTTCAGTATGTTTACGACAATCGCGAGTTTTGTGTGTTATCTGTAATAAAGGCCGTCACCTCGGATATTTAACATGGAAAAAAGAGCTATTATTCATCCCGATGTCACGCCAGATCTCACAGCCGACGATAAAGTTAAATCGGCTAAAGATTGCGCTAAGACAAATATTGTGGATAATTGTGGGGCTGCCGTGCGCGAGCTAGATGCAGACTTTAGAAAAGCCGCTGCGGATAAAGTCAAAAAAGCCCTAGACTCTTAACGGATTTTTATTGTGGCATCTCCGGGAACATTTACACAAGGCATCGCGGCATCTGGCCCGGGCGTAGCCGCAGACGACAGGTTTCCCGACCCGTTCTGCGATATTGCGTCACTGTCCATGCCGGAATCTATTCAGGCCGCTTTGCGCTGGTCTGAATTTATCGTCAATTGCAACGGCCCATACAGGCAGGCGATTGACCGTGTCGTGTCATATTTTCTTACAGATATTCAAATTCTGGATTCCGGCGCGAGCGACCTAAGCCGCGAGGAGAAAGACAAATATCTAGCATTCTTTAATGACACGCTGGGCATCAAAAACGCGCTGCACTCTGTGGGGCTTGACTATCTAACGTACGGCAACAGCTTTACCAGCGTTTTTGTGCCGTTTCGGCGCTATCTGTCGTGTCCGCGCTGTGGCATGGAAATGCCAATCGAGCGCGTGCATGAAAATCCCAAGTGCAATTTTAAGTGGGAAAATTTTGAGTTTCATGTCACTTGTCCAAGTTGTAAGACGAGTGACAAGTGGAAGCACATTGATCGACGGACTGGCGATTCCGAGCCGCTAAAGATCAAGCGCTGGAGCCCGCACGAAATTGAGCTACTGTGGGATCAATACAGCGATGAAGTCAAATATGTCTGGAGAATTCCTGAAGATTACCGCACGCTTATTCGACAGGGGCATATCCATCATCTGCAGCGCGCGAGCTGGGAAGTCATTCAGGCGATCAAGAACAATCAAAATTTAATGTTCGATAAAGACGTGATCTTTCATTTAAAGGAAGACGCTTTATCCGGCATGCGAAATCGCGGCTGGGGTATCTCGCGCGTGCTCGCTAATTTCAGACAGGCTTGGTACGTACAGATTTTGCATCGCTACAACGAGGCTGTTGCGCTTGACTATGTAATCCCATTCCGTGTGATTACACCCGCGCCTAGAGGCGGTGACGCCGCCTCCGGCGACCCTGTACATACTATTAATTTAAGCAACTTTACGGCGCGAGTGCAGGCCATGCTGCGGGCGCGTCGCACAGATCCGGCGCGCTGGAACGTGCTGCCGTTCCCTGTGAATTATCAAGCCCTTGGCGGCGACGCAAGTCAGCTGGCGCCTAAAGATTTGCTTGACCAGGGCTTAGATACTCTGCTGCGATGTATTGGTATGCCGGTCGAGCTGTATAACGGCACGCTAAGCATGCAAGCCGCCCCGGCAGCATTACGGGTATTTGAAGCTAACTGGGCGCATTTACCGCACAACTTAAATCTTTTCCTACAGCATGTAGCGCGCAAAGTCGCCGAGGTTAAGTCGTGGGAGCCGGCTAATGTTTCGCTCACTCGCGTTACGCATGCCGACGATCTCAACCGCCAAATGGCCAAGCTGCAGCTCATGATGGGCGGGCAAATCAGTCAGACAACGGGACTCAAGTCTGTCGGGTTGGATTACGAGGAAGAAACGAAGCGCCGGCTCGAGGAAGAACGAATTTACGCGGAAGAACAAACGAGGCTCCAGACCGAAATGGAGCAGGCGCAGCAGATGGAAACATTGTCACAGCAAGCAGAGATGCTTGGCGGAGTAGGAAATCCAGGGGCGGGTGCGACAGGGATGCCACCGCAGCAAGCCGGCATGACGCCGCAGCCCGGCACGACGCCGGCCCCCACTGGTGCTCCTCCGGCTGGCGCTCCTCCTGCACCGCCACCGCCGCCAGTCGATCAATTTATTTTACAACGACAAAATTCGCCCAACGTGCCTAGAACTCCCGAAGAACTGCAGTCTCAAGCCCAGCTTTTAGCGCAGCAATTACTCGCGCTACCTGAAGGGCAGAAAGACAGTCAACTAATCAAACTGAAGCGTACTGACCCGACGATGCACGCTCTTGTATCTAGTATTATTGACGATATTCGGCAGCAGGCCCGCTCACAAGGCGGCGCTATGTTGATGCAACAACAATTTGGCGGCGGGGGTGGGGCGATGCCGCCCGGCCCGTGAAAAAATGCGTGTTGGCATATACACTCACTACGCCCACTGCGATCAGACTTATTTCGCAGTTAGGCTAGCGCAATTGGCGCATAAAATTGGCCTCGAGTTTGATATTTACTCGGATAAAACGCCAGGCAAATTAGGGATACCATACGATCGCGCTGTTGTGTCAAAGAGCGTTATCAAATTCACTGATTGGGCAAAAAAGCAAAATGTTATTGTCTGGACTCAAGTTCCGCGCATTGAGCAAATTGCTTACGCAAAGCGTCGCGGTATTCGTACTGTACTTGTCCCTATGTGGCAGGAATTAGTACGACCATACCGGAAAGCCATGCAGACTGCCGATATCGTAGTGAGCCAGTGCGCCGAGTGTCAGTCGCTGTTTAGTGAAGTATACAAGATAAAGTCAGCACAACTAATTCCTTTTGACACCGGACTGCCAATAACTAAAAAAAATTCGCAGATTGATGAGCGGAATATCAAGCTGTTCTTGCCCTGGTTCGATCGTAACGCGAGGTGTTCTGGCGGTCAGTTTATTTCCATTTTGAAATTTTTGCTGGAACGTATGCAGGAAGCGCGTTTAACCGTTGCAATCACCACAAGCAGCTTTTCGCCCTCAATCGCCAAATTTTTTACTAATATGCGAAAAACATGCGGAGACCGCGTCGTACTTAAACGCGGCACGCCATACAACAAACGTCCGCCGCTATACGCCGATCACGACTTAACAGTATTGCCCGCCGAGTGCGACAACTACGGGTTATGCGCGCTAACATCTTTGACCATGGGCACGCCGGTATTATCTACAGCTATTTCGCCGCAAATAGATTTTTTGTATCCAGACAACAATGCAGAATTAATTGTCACAAAACTTGATTATGATGAAAACGGAGTAGTGCACGCGTTACCAGATTACGAAAAATTTGGGTACGCGCTACAAACATTAATTGCAGAGCCAAGACACATTCAAAAATTAAACGCAAAAACAAACTACAATTTACACTCGCGCCGAAAAGCTTTTGAGATGAATTGGACAAACATTCTCGACAGCAGCCAAACTTTTTAGGAGCCGGCCGTGAGTAAAAAAGACTTGGATTTAAAAACCACAGTAAACTACGCGAAAGAAGCATACGGAGAGCTGCGGACAAATACGGATTCCAAAGTATTTACTCACTGTTGGAGTGTCGCTAGACTGGCCGAACAAATTGCGCACAAGTTTTTTGGCGACATGCGCGCTGACATGTTACCGCAAGACGCGCCTGACATTATTACGGCTATAGTCCACGCCTCTATACTGCACGAAATTATCAACTTTGGCAGAAAAACATTTGAGAATGTGGCTGAGATTGCCAATGTTCAAGTTGCGGCCATGGTATCCACGCTTAGTCGCGACTATCGGCTGGTAGAGACAAAACGAGATCTGGAATACCGCGGCCGGCTAAGTCAAAGCTCTATCTCTACACATATAGTAGCTGTTGCTGAAGTTATTTGTTCTGCAAAAGAAGTAATTGATTCGCTTAACGCTAATGGACTTGCGCAGCTGGCTAAAACTCGCAAGATTCTAGGACAACTAGACGCGGACTTGCTGGTTGTGCATACCGCTGCCCGATATTACGTATTGCGTTTATACGTTCACGCCGCTCGTAATCTTATTTCTGACGCAAACCAATTAATTAAAAAACTAAAGACGGAGGCAAAAGCCGCCAAGGCGATCGAGCGGCTAACCGCCAGCGTCGAGGCCAAACTAGCAATTAAAACGCCTGTTGAATCCCATACCAGCGATAGTTATCCCGCCACAAAGGAGAAAAAACGTGGAAAAGTCCGAGCTGCTAAAAAAGGTGTTGACTGATTATTGCGCGCAGAATGAAGAGCTGCGATTTCAAGAAGAGCTGCTCGCCGCGTTTTGCGATTATGCGGCAGATTGGTTTAAACAGCGCGGCGTGGTTGGTGTTGGTCATACGCCCGCCGGCATAGCCATTCGGTTCGCTGATAGCTCTGAATATACTCTGTTTAAAACAGATGAAGAGACTAGTTTCGCTACCCCGGTATTTGTCACAGGTGTAGCGTCTAAGGTAACAAGACCGGCTGGTGATTCGGCGGCGAGCTTTCCTATTACAGGGCGTTAAAATGTTTATCTGCCTAGAAGGCATAGACGGCGCAGGCAAAACAACGCAAGCACGCCTGCTGGCAAATCGTTTAATTACAGACGGCCATGCGGCAATCCAAGTCGCCGACCCCGGAACTACAGCACTTGGCAAGGCCATTCGCGAGCTTGTACTAGAGCGCGATGAGCCGATTACACCTCTTGCTCAGATGCTTTTATTCTCTTCTGCGCGCGCGGAGTTGTCTGCGTTTATTAAAGATCAGGTAACGCATGGAACGTCGGTAGTTTGTGACCGATGGATTTTGTCTACTCTCGTCTATCAAGCGATGGACAATAAGATTGAGCCAGAGTTTATTTTGCAAATCTTCGCGCAAACGTGCATAGCGCCCGATTTGTGCTTTGTTCTTGACATAGATCCTGTGCAGTCTGAAAAGCGTCGCGCTCCGTCGAAAGACAGATTTGAGCGGCGGCCACTAGAGGATAAGAAAAAAATGCGGCAAGCTTATTTAAGCTATGCTAGCATAGCGCGGCAGTGCGCCAAGAATACTTACGTTCTCAACGCCGATGTTCCAGAAGATGTTATGAATCAAGCGATTTGTGATATTGTTGGTCAACACCTAAATCTTTTTGAAAGGCTGCCGCATGCTCAAAACTGCGCTCGTTGATAATGATTTCGCGCATATCTGCTCTACGCTCTATTCGCTGGCGCAGCGTCATATTCCCGCTAATGCCGTAGGCGACGTAAACGAACTAGCGCATGTGGCTAAGCTATTGAAAGAATCTGGCATCTCTCCGCAAATAGCCCCTAAAATTTCTGCGCATGTTGATGACTACTCGTCAAGCGTAGTCAAGCAGTCTGCCGAATATCGATTAATTCGCGCGCGTTTTGCCGCAGCACTGGGCACAATAGCAGATATGGGGTCTAAAAAGATCAAGAAAAACAAAAGTGAATTTCACGCAGGTATTAATGAGGGTTTACGTCGCGCAGCTAAAATTGCGATAATGTTTTTAGAAGATCTCGACGCCGGCATTTATACCTCACATACGTACTGCGAAAATGATGATCCGGAAAAAATTACAGAACCTAAACCCCGAAGCAGTTTTGTTCGCTGATTGGGCAGACGAAGCTTTATTAGGTTTATGTTGTGTTTCAGATTTTTCTCCGGTAGCGCTGTATAGCCGACAAAAAATATATGACGCATTACGTAATCGCGGAATGTGTCAAGACGATGTAGAAGAGTATTACGCTAGTTTAAAGAATTTACGGGCTGGAGAGTTCACGCCTGTTATATTTGATGATTTAAAGGAGTAAATAGCCTGCCGTGGCCACTACTGTTATCAATACCTCGGATACGATAGAGTTCAGAACTAACAAACCAGGCGCCCCAAAAGATCCAGTGCCATACGTAACGATTCAGCTTGGCAACTGGGAGCTTGGATACGGCCACGATTTAGGCATAGTAATAGATTCAGGCGGAGCTGCTGATTATCCGCCAGTTCTTTCTGCCACGGATGCGCGAAAATTAGCCAAGTGGCTTAACAAAGCAGCAGACGAGCTTGAAGGTATTGACGGAAAAAAGTCAAACAAGAAGAAGCACTACCACGCCGAAGAGGACGATGACGAAAATGGTGGATATAAATTTTGAATTACAGTGGCTATCTTGTTAAATTACACGTAGCCAGTTTATCTACGTGCGCGGGTAACAAGTATGGCGACCAGTAAACGAATTTCTGATTTACCATTAAAGTCAAATCTCGCTGAAACTGATCTTCTAGTTATTGTTGATACGGATGCCGGGCCGCAAAATTTTGTCTCTAAAAAGACAACCGTACTGACAATCCGCAATCTGGCGCAAATAATTGCTGACGCCCAGATTGCGCTACAGAAAAATCAGCCAAACGGATTAGCGACAATTGACGCGGCTACAGGTAAAGTTCCTGTAGCGCTGTTGCCTAGCTACGTAGACGACGTAGAAGAGTACGCGTCTCTAGCTGTTTTTCCTGCAACAGGCGAATCCGGAAAAATATATGTCGATATAGCCACTAAAAAAGTTTATCGGTGGGGTGGCAGTGTTTACGTTGAAATTAGCGCCGCGCCCGGCAGTACCGACGCTGTTCCAGAAGGCACTATTAATAAATATTTCACAGAACAGCGCGCTTCCGGCGCAGCTCCTGTGCAATCTGTTAACGGACAAATTGGCGCTGTAATTTTAGCTATTCCTGTAGAGTCGGTTAACGGCTACACTGGCGAGGTTGAGTTAGGAAAATCAGATGTAGGATTAGGCAGTGTCGACAACACCGCCGACATCGATAAGCCGATTAGTAGCGCTGTTCAAACGGCATTAGATGACAAAGAAGCTGTTGGCACTGCTGCCGCGGCTATTACATCCCACGAGTCAGCCGAAGACCCGCATCCACAATATACTACTCAAACAGAAGTTGAGGCATTAATTCCAGTGCAATCTGTTAACGGTAAAACTGGCGCGGTAGAATTAGACATTCCAGTAGCGGAAGATTTAACGCTAGACGGCGGCGTATACGCGTAGGAGCCAGCTTAAGCGATGAGCACTAAAAGAATTTCTGAAATGCCGCTGAAGACAGCCTTAGCGGCAGAAGACTATATCCCGATTGTTGATACAGCCGGCGGATTAAATAATTATCAGTCTAAAAAGACGACTGTAGCCAATTTAGTTCAATTATCAGCATTAATTGCTGAAGCTCAATTATTATTACAAAAGGGACAAAATAACGGGCTTGCGCCACTTGGCCCTGACGGTAAAATTCCTGTTAATTTATTGCCCGCCGCGGCAATTATTGAAACAACAATTGTGAGCTCGGCGGCAGCCATGACGGCATTGACCGCCCAGCGCGGCGACAAGGCTGTTCGAAGCGATCTAAACAAAACTTTCATTTTAGCTAGAGAGCCCGCATCTGATATAAATAACTGGACAGAAGTGTTGGCGACTGGCACCCTACCGCCGCCTGAAGACTATTTAGACGGCGGTAATTTTTAACGAAGGAAGTCGTTAATTTGTAGCATAATTTCAATATTGCTACACTAGGTGTTGAATTTGTTTTTAACAATAGAGGTAAATAAAGTATGGCTAATACCATTCGTATTAAGCGTCGCGCAACTGGTAATGCCGGCGCTCCTGGTGCTTTAAAAAACGCTGAGTTAGCTTTTAACGAAGTTGACCAGACACTGTATTACGGTAAGGGTGCTGACGGTAACGGCAACGCTACTAGCGTTATCGCCATCGGCGGCGTGGGCTGGGATGCGACCCCCGACCTGTCGGGTTACGGCACGCTGGCCGGCGCGAATACGTGGTCGAACACGAACACGTTTAGCAGCACGCTGAACGTCAGCGGCGAGGGCAGCGCGCTTCAGTTAAACGGTACGTCGATTACTTCGACTGCCACGGAACTGAACCTCGTTGACGGTTCTGTTGCCGGCACGATTGTGAATAGCAAGGCTGTGGTCTACGGCGCGGCCGGCGAAGTAAACGCCACCACGCTGCAGATCGGTGGTAATTCGATCACTTCGACCGCCGCGGAACTCAACATCCTCGACGGCGTGACGGCTGACTCTACGGAACTGAACCTCCTTGACGGTTCTGTTGCCGCCACGATTGTGAATAGCAAGGCTGTTGTCTACGGTGCGGCTGGCGAAGTAAATGCCACCACACTGCAGATTGCGGGCTCGTCGATCACTTCGACGGCTGCTGAACTCAACCTCGTTGACGGTTCTGTTGCCGGCACGATTGTAAACAGCCGGGCGGTGGTCTACGGCGCGGCTGGCGAAGTAAACGCCACCACACTGCAGATCAGTGGCAATTCGATCACTTCGACCGCCTCGGAACTCAACCTCGTTGATGGTTCTGCTGCCGGCACGATTGCGAATAGCAAGGCTGTGGTGTACGGTGCGGCTGGCGAAGTAAACGCCACCACACTGCAGATCAGTGGCAATTCGATCACTTCGACTGCTGCTGAACTCAACCTCGTTGACGGTTCTGTTGCTGGTACGGTTGTGAATAGCAAGGCTGTGGTCTATGGTGCGGCTGGTGAAGTAAACGCCACCACACTGCAGATTGCGGGCTCGTCGATCACTTCGACCGCCTCGGAACTCAACATTCTCGACGGCGTGACAGCGGACTTCGCCGAGCTTAACCTGCTCGACGGCGCCGTTGCTAACACCGTGGTGAACAGCAAG